ATTGGACTACCCTACGAAAGCGTTGGCAAGAACCCAATCGGTGGTTGGACTGACCACTGGATGAGCAGCGAAAGCGTACAAGTTGCGCCACAAGAACATGAGATAACATCTTACAAAATTGGTGCAAGCAAAAACGATTTAGAAGATATGGATTTTGGAGATATTATTTAATTACTATGAGGAATAATAAATGGAAACTAACCTAGACCTACAAGCAAAGCAACAGCAACTTTTTTGGAAAACTGATAATCGCTTTAAATTCAACACGAACAATACTATAAAAGTAAAAGTGTTAAAGGATTGGTCACTTTTGGCAACCGTTCCAACAAAGGCTAATAAAACAGACGCTGGCTGGGATTTATATTCTGTTGAAGAGCTAGATCTACTACCCGGAAAACGTCACGCATTTCATACAGGGATCTCCCTAGAGATACCAGATGGATACGTTGGTTTGATTTGGCCAAGATCTGGAATGTCAGTAAAGAAAGGTGTTGATGTATTAGCTGGAGTTGTTGACTCTGGATACAGAGGAGAAATAAAAGTTTGTCTATTAAACACAGGAGAAGAAGCATGTAAAATAAATAAAGGTGATAGAATTTCTCAGATTTTATTTCAACAAGTGCCAAGCTTTCACTTAACACTTTCAGACTTGACTGACTCCGATAGGGGTGATAACGGCTTTGGAAGTAGCGGCAATTAATTTAACATAATGGTAAATAAACATGTCTAGAAAACGACTTATTAAGAACACGCAATCAAGATTAAGACCAAAAGTCAAACTAGTTTCCTCAAAGACAGAAAACCAAAAAAATTACATACACGGAATAGTAGATAATGATATTATTTTTTGTTCTGGCCCTGCTGGTTCAGGGAAATCATTTATTGCTGCGGGTATGGCTTCTCAGTATTTATATCAAGATGATATTGAAAAGATAATCATAACTAGACCGCTTGTATGCACAGGTAAAGATATTGGTTCTTTGCCCGGAGAGCTACAAGAAAAGATAAACCCGTATTTAGTTCCAATGAGAGAAAACTTAAAATACTTCTTAGGTCTTATGTATTATAATGAATTTTATCAACAGGGGCAGATTTGTTTTGAGCCATTAGAGATGATGAGAGGTATGACTTTTCACAACTGTTGTATGATTCTTGATGAGGCTCAGAATTGCACATTTGAACAAATCAAGATGTTTATAACCAGAATGGGTAAAAATTCTAAAGTTATAATCAATGGTGATATTAATCAGACTGATTTGACTAGGGGTAGGAGCGGACTTGAAAACTGCATTAACAAACTTAGAGAAGTAGAAGGTATAGCCATTTGTGAACTCAACCACGACGACATACAAAGAAATGATTTAATAGCAAAAGTATTAAGAGCTTTGGAGACATAATGCCATTACATGATTACCACTGCGAGAATTGCGCGGTAGACTTTACTGATATTTATCAAAAATATGAAGATGCCCCATTAACAAAATGTGATCAGTGCGGTAAAAACACATTGATTAAGATATTTTCTCCTCCAACTTTTTTTGTGTCACAGGAGGCAACAACAGTTGGTCAAATAGCCGACAGGAACGCAAAGAAGTTGGGTAGGCAAGAGATACAAGAGCGGAGTCTGAAAAATAAAGATGAAACAAAAACAGCATTAAATGAGGCTAAAAAAGAGATGAACTCAAAAATTAACAAAATGTCAGAGGTTCAGAAGAGAAAGTTCATTGACAATGGGTAATAAGGCTGTTATAATAGTAACCACACACACATCAGAGCAACGTCCTGATGGAATGTATTTTCTTGAACCGTTATCGAAAGAGCATGCTGACGAAGTTGGTATACCAAACATGATAGAATTTAAGAAGAACACGGGATCTTTTATAGAGTCTGTGTCCGTACTAGCCGATAAAATGAAAAGGATCAAGGACATATTAGATGAGTGAAAACTTTTACGTAGAAGAAGACAAAGTAGAGGTCGAAAGCCAAACCATCCTGTACGATAAGGATGGAAAGGTTGTTGACGATAAAGACGGTATGTTTTTTATGAAGGAGGTAATTACAAACCATGGAACTAAATACTTTTTAATGTTTAATAAATCTGAACTTGTTAACCCACTAGGAGAAAACACATTCTTTAGGAACTACGACGATTTAAAACCAAAGAAGGTTGGGGCTAAAGCGGCCAAACTATACCTTCGTTATTTACAAGAAAAAAATTCAAGATACTTTACACTATGTAGGAGAGACCTAGATGCCTAAGAAAAAATCAACAACTCAAAAAAGTAACGCAGTAAAAAAATCAGTAACTCCAAAGGTGGAGGTGGAGATGGAGTCGCAACAAGATGCTACTCCTGAGGAAAAATCCTCACTTACTGACCTTGAGAAATTCTGGGTTGAACAAAACTGTAAAAACGGTAAGTCTTTAGATGAGGTCATGTCTGCCAATATTCAACCAATTTCTTTAGTGGAGGCCCATTACAAACAAATAGATGCAGAAATGAAAGAAGAGGCGACCACAATTAAAGCATCAAAGCTTTTTGGCCGTAACGAAAAGTATGGAGCAGTTGTTATGACTCAAACAGCTTCCGAACTTGGAGATACAAAAAAACAAAGTCAAGAAAAGGCGAGGAGAGCCAGTGAAGCAAAACAAAACCACATCCACAAATTCCGCAACCGATAAACGACCTTACAAGTCAATGTTTAAAGAGGGTTATGTTACACCAGCTAATTACATAACGGAGTTGGTGTTCAACAAGCGGAATGAAGCTTTTAATTCTGGAAGGTGTCCAGAAAGTTTTTGGACAAGCCCCAAGTACACAGGGCCGTATAAGGGGCAGGTCATTCAGGCTGGCAGACTTTTAAAGAAATATAACGCTGAATCAATCATTAAAGCCGTAAAGTCTAAAGAGGCAAAGTTTATACATAAACTACAAGATCCTAAATTAGCAAAAATAATTGATAGGTTTGAAAAACAACGTAGCGAAACAAGTTTTGACAAAAGCGAAAAAGTTGAAGATAGTAAACCCATGAAAGCGTTTGGGTTTGGTAAAAATAAATTGAGAGGATTATAATGAGCAAGAAAAAGAAATTAATAAATTTTAGCGATGAAAAAGCTATTCAGAAAGAGTTTGGAAAGGTTATATCTGATGGCACAGAGCTAATAGCTTCAAAACAAAACCTGAAGGCGTTAACTGTTAGCCCCGCGATTGATTTGGCGTTGAATGGGGGGCTTTTAGAGGGTAGCTGGACAATTATTAGTGGAGATCCTAAAACTGGCAAAAGTACAAGTTGTCTACAGGTTTGTAAAAATGCCCAAGACGAAGGTCGGCCAGTAATATACATTGATGCAGAAAGTAGGCTCAAGACTTACAACTTGATTGGGATTGAAGGTTTAGATTTAGAAAAAATACAGATCGTGCATGGGCCAGATGATGGCGAACAGCTATCAGCAGAAGACTTCTTAAAGATATGTGAGTCCATGATTAAGATGCCAAAAAATAAAGGCGCTGTATGTGTCATTGACTCTTGCTCTTCTTTAGTTCCGAGGGCTGAACTCGATGAAGACCCATCTGGATCAATTCGTGCTAGTTTACCCAAGCTTCTATCTCACTGGATTAAAAAGAACTCTCAAACGGTTGTAAAGAATAGAATCATTGTATTGATTATTACTCATTACATTACCAATACCAGTGGTTGGGGAAAGCAAAAGATACCAGACTGCGGAGTCATGGTACAATATCAGGCTGACACTAGAATGGATATCGCAAAGATTGAAAGCTGGGAAGAGAGTAGTAAAAAAATAGGGCAGTTAGTTCACTGGAAGGTTAGCTGCTCCAGCATGGGAGCTTCTGGTACAGAGTGCGTTAGTCATATTAAATTTGGAAAAGGAATAGACAAGAACAAGGAAATCATAGAATTAGCTGAGTCATTTTCTATTGTTGAAAAATCCGGAGCTTGGTATTCTCTAGACTTCCTAGCTGGCACTGATGAATTTGAGGAAGCTCCAAAGTTTCACGGACAAGAAAATCTTTACAAATTTCTTGAATCCCGACCGGACGTTTTTAAATTAGTTTTAGATAAGGTTCAGAGTGTTTTAGAATGATCTACGTAACTGGTTTTGACGGTAAAGATCATAAGTTCAACTACTCTAAAAATAAATCAAGAAGGTCAAGGTCTAACAAGTCCTCTTATCATAAAGAGGCAAGACTTTTAATATCTAGCTATTTTAATAACTATTCAATCTACGAGGAGGTAACTCTTCCCGGATCTAAAAAAGTAAGTCGCAACTCTCTTCTTTATGCTGACTTTTATATACCTGAAGTAGCTTTGATTGTTGAGGTTCATGGAGAACAACACTATACCTATAGTCACTTCTTTCATAAGAACAAGTACAACTTTTTTAAGTCCAAAAATAGAGACCGCGACAAAATTGAATGGTGTGAATTAAACGATATAGATATTCTTATCCTACCATACAACGAAAGAGATAAATGGAAAAGTATGATTATGCAGAAAAGATAAAAGGTTTAGATGTTTTTATTCTTTGGGTTGACGAATATTGCGTTGAGAATAATATTCCAAATTTAGAATACGACGCGACAGACGCCCTAATAATGAAGATGGGTTACAATGCTTTATTAGATCTTACATCGGAAGAGTGTTATGCAAACGCAATATGCTTAATGAACTATGCATCCTCACTACAAAAAGAGGCTGATAAATTAAAATCCCATTTGTCTTGGTGTAATGCCGCAATGGATTATTTGTTTAGTCAAAAGTGGGACGCATACTCTGTGAGTAGTGGAGGGTCTTACACCCCAAAAGAAATTATTAAGCAATCAATAATCCGTAATACCCCATATGCCCAAGATTTAGAAAAGTGTAGAATTAGACTAGATTCAGTTTACAACATAGTTGTAGAGCAGTGCAAAGACGTCAAAACAAGAGTTGATTTATTACAAAGTTTAGGAAAAAAGAGGAGCTTTTCATGAGTAAAGAACTAATTCAAGAAATGTTAGATTCAGCAAGGGATTTGATTCAGGCTGCTAGGGATGTCGCTAGTGGTTTGGGAGTTGAGTGTGTGGATGAACCAAAAGCAAAAAAAGAAGAAGTAACCCAAGAAAAAACACCACCAAAAATCCAGAGCTTTGAGAATGAATTCCAAGTTAAACCAGTTGAGTCAAAAAAGCCAGTTTGGAGTGGTAATAAGTTCGAAGATATGGGAGATATAGAAATTGAGAAGCCGGAAGGTTATGACAAAATTAAAGACGATATCAAGCCAACAAAAAGAAATAGAAGAGCTTACTCTACAATAGATATTGAATGTACATCTTGCCATAAACAAGTTTCAATAAATCCAATTTTTAAAAAAGATATTTTTGTGTGTGACAGGTGTGTAAGCAAGCGTTACGGGAAGGGATCATAAATGCCAAAAGAAAGTGCTTTGAAAAATATTGCCTCTGAAAGAGCTGTTCTGGCTGGTATATTTAGCCACGGTATAGACTGTTTCATTGATGTTGAGATGTTGATTGATGAAGACACTTTTACTCTAGACCATAATAAGGTTTTATTTAAGTGCGTAGAAGACGCGGTTAAGAAAAGTGAAAAAATTGGTTTCACTGAAATACTTTCATCAGCAAAGAGTTTAGGACTTAGCGAATACATCGAACGCCAAGACGTAATGCAACATGTCAACGGGGTAATAAATACACCTATCGACATAGAAAACGTTAGGCTTCATGCGGCTAAAATAAGAAGACTTCAATTTGCTAGAAATGTCCAGAATGAGCTAAGAGATATTTATAGGGGGTTGGATGATATTTCTGGAGACGAAAGCATTACAGAAATTTTATCCATAGCAGAAAAACCCATTCAGGATATCTGCATGTCATATACTCGTGAAGACAATAACACCCCGACTAAACTGGGTGATTCACTGGAAGAATATATCGAGCATGTGAAAAACAATAAAGCTCAGAGTATTGGACTATCTACCGGGTTTTCAATTTACGACAAGGCTATCGGTGGTGGTCTTAGGCGAAAGTGTGTTGACTTGATAGCCGCAAGGCCAAAAGCTCTTCGTGACGGATCTTTGGTATATAAGTCTACCGGCCCAGTAAAAATTGAAGACGTTATGGTTGGTGATAAAGTGCTTCATCCGACAAAGGGCGAGACAACCGTAACAGAGGTTTGGCCACACAAGGGCGTTGACATATATCGAATATCTTTTAAAGATGGTGATTTTGTCGATTGTTGCGAGGACCATATTTGGCATGTTAACTTAATGTACGGAGGTCATAAGGAGCATTTAAAAACCACAAAGGAATTGATTGATGATATCACATATGGTAATCAAGGTCGATCCAAATGGTCTGTCCCACTTCCTGACCCTGTCGAGTTTGAGCAGCAGGATGTTCCTATAGACCCATATGCTTTGGGAGTTCTTTTAGGTGACGGGTCTGTAGGTAATAACACTTGCGTTTATCACACAGCTGACGAAGAAATTCACACCTACATGAGTTCGTATGCAGAATCTTTAGGATTGGATATAAAGATTGATAGACATGTAGAAGGAAATAAATGCAATTCATATAGGATTAACTCATTTCAAGACCAACTACGTGAGTCTGGAATCTTTGGGCATAATTGTTACAGCAAATTTGTGCCAAAAAAATACATATACAACACACAAGAAGTAAGATTGGCTGTTTTAGCCGGTTTGCTAGATACTGACGGTGATTGTACTATTGATAGGAGAACCAATAAATCAAGAACCAGATTTGGATCAGTATCTTTACAATTATGTGAAGACGTAAAAGAGATCGTACAATCGCTTGGTGGGCTTTGCTCAATTAACAAATGTTCTACAAAATGTAACGGTAGGAGTTTCCAGTCATACAGGTGTGAGATTAGGCTTCCAGAAGGTGTGAATCCGTTCAGGCTTAAAAGAAAGAAGGATGCATTTACTAAAAGAACAAATAGCTTAACGAAAAGGGTAATATCCAGCATAGAAAAAGTAGGCAATGATAATGCCAGATGTTTAACTTTATCTGAAAATGATGGTTTGTTTATGACAGACAACTATGTCGTAACGCACAATACTGGGAAGTCATTACTCGCTGATGAGGTGGCTATGCACGTCTCTAAAGAATTGAAGACTCCTGTCTTAATGTTGGATACAGAGATGGGCAAGGAAGATCATTGGAATAGAATTTTAGCAAATATTAGCGGTGTAGAAATTAATGATATAGCTACCGGGGCATTTGCTGACGATCCAGATAAAATTGACAAAGTTAACCAAGCGGTACAAGAAATAAATGATATACCATATGAGTATATTAGCATCGCCGGTAAACCATTTGAAGAAACGATTTCTATTGCTAGAAGGTGGATTCTTAAAAATGTTGGATATGACGAGAACGGTAGACTTAATGATTGTTTAATAATCTATGACTACTTAAAGTTAATGAGCGCGGCTAGTATTAGCAGCAACCTAGCCGAGTTTCAAGTTCTTGGTTTCCAGATAACACAGCTACATAACTTCTGTGTTGAACACGACGTCGCCTGTTTGGCTTTTGTGCAGCTAAATAGAGATGGTGAGACAAAGGAGAGTACCGATGTTGTAAGTGGCTCAGATAGGCTTGTGTGGCTTTGTACGAGTTTCTCAATTTTCAAAAACAAGACTGAGGACGAGAAGGCTGCTGACGGCATTCTAAATGGTGACAAAAAATTAATACCAATCGTATCTCGTCACGGTCCCGGAATGGAAGATGAGGGATACATATGTTTAAAAATGGATGGAGAATTTGCTAGAGTCACAGAATTAGGAACAATACGGGAGATAAATAAAAATGCTAAAGACGAATACAAAGGAATACCAGACGCAGAAGATGCTTCAGCTGAAGATGAAGCTGATGACCCGAATTTCTGACTTATTAAATTTTTTTGAAATTTACGATTGCTTTCACGGCGATCTTAAAATAACATCTGCCTGCCCAGTCCATCAGGGCGATAACCACACAGCTTTCAATATCAATATCGATCACGACGATGTCTTTTACGGAACTTGGTTTTGTAATACAAAGCGGTGTCATGAGGATGGCAATGATATTATAGCTCTTATCGGTAAGCTAATGTCCCTCAAGAATGGCGATCAAGTGCCGTTCACTAAAGTCTTGTCTTTTTGTGAAGATTTTGTAAAGGATGTTGACGGAGACTTTTCTAAATTTTCTAACAAACGAGATACTTTGTCCTCCATATTGGCAGCAAACTCAAAAACAAAAACTAAGGGTAAATATGATAGATCGCAGGTCAGGAGCAGGCTTGTATTCCCATGCCAATACTATCTTGACCGAGGTTATTCTCCTGAGGCTCTAGATCATTTTGATGTTGGAGTTTGTAAGGACTTTAGGTCAGAAATGTACAATAGAGCTGTTTTTCCAGTTTATGATGAGTCTGATGAGTTTATGATCGGTTGCGTCGGTAGGACAATCTCTAACGACGTAAAAAAATGGATTAACAAAAAGGGGTTTAATAAAGCCAGTTATTTGTACAATTATGGAAAAGTGTTGAGCGATATTAGCCGCACCAGTACTATAATACTAGTAGAGGGGCAGGGAGATGTTATTAGACTTTACGAGGCTGGAATAAAAAATGCTGTTGGCATATTTGGTTCTAACATTTCTGACTCTCAAGTTTTCCTGCTTCAGAAAAGTGGGGCTTTAAACATAGTTATCATGACAGACAATGATGACGCTGGTGGTGTTTGCAGATCAAAAGCAAGAGATAAACTAAAGCTATCTTTTAATGTTTATGATGTTGTTACTCCGACATGCGACGTTGGTGATATGACAACAGAAGAAATCAACAAAATTATAAAACCTCAAATCAAAGGTTTATTCTAACACACTATTAAAAAGGACAGAAGCATGACTCAAATAATTGCTATTGCCGGTAAAAAACAGAGCGGTAAAAGTACTTTGTCAAACTTTATGCACGGGCATGAAATGAAGTTGCACGATGTGATACAGGACTTTTCTATAAATGAATTTGGAAACCTTGTTGTTAATTACGTTCAGTTTGACGACAAGGGTAAAGACGAAGAGGGAACGGCAGTTTTCGATTTGTGGCAACAGTCAGAAGATTTTATTAATTATGCCCAAAGGTTTATATGGCCTTTGATCAAAGGTTATAACTTTGCCGACTCTCTTAAAGAAATATGCATCAACTTATTTGGATTGTCATATGAGCAAGTTTATGGTTTAGATAGTAATAAAAATAGCTTAACAGATATTATGTGGGAGAATATGCCGGGAGTCGTTACCGACTCTGGAACAGATATTTATGGAGACGTTCAAGACGCTAATAAACAACCGCTCACTTGGCCTTCTGACTATTCTACATTAACAACTCACGAACCCGGCCCAATGACAGCACGCGAATTCATGCAGTATTTCGGCACCGAAATAATGAGGAAAATCAACAAAGATGTTTGGGTTGACAACTGTTTAAATAGAATCAAGTACGATAATTCTCCAATTGCTATTATATCAGACTGTCGCTTTGTTAGCGAAGCTGAGGCTATTAAAAAAGCTGGAGGTGTTGTGATTGGTTTAAAAAGAGATGTTTACACTAACAATCACAGTTCAGAAGTTGATATGGATAATTATGAAGGTTTTGATGCGGTAATTGATAATAGAGACATGACAGTAGATCGGTTATGTGGTTCATTTTTAGATATCGTTGTTGATATGGGATTTACTAAAAAAATAAGGAGCTTTAATAAGCGTCTTGGAACCACTAGTGCGAGGTAGAATATGATAGTTTGCTATTTACGTAGCTCCTCAGCAGGGACGATGGAGTTTTGTGAAATGAAGTATTTTTTTCAATATGTTTTGGGGTATAAAGACAAAACAAATAAAAAAGCCGTTCTTGGTACAATAGTTCACAGAGCTTTACAAATCCTTGGTGATAAAAAACTAGCGATGAGCCGTGGCGAGGATAAAGTTGTCAATGATGACTTAATCGATTTAACGTTCGAACAGTGTGATGATATTGACTATATTGTAAAATTATGTTTTGATTACTACGCGGAGGTAGAAAAGGGTGAAGTAGTTTTAGAAGATAAAGATTTACGAACGTGTACTAACTGGACTTACAAAGCAATATCTCATAAAAATGGGGAGTTAGACCCAAGAAATCAAGATATTTTTGCAACTGAACAATATTTTGATATTGAGATCAAGAAAGACTGGGCAAAGTACGATTATGAAGTTGGGGGTAAAAAGCTTTCAGGATACTTGTCGATTAAGGGCACTGTAGACGTTATAGCGAAAGAAGGTGAAAAATACTTTCAAATCCTAGACTACAAAACTGGAAAGAGGTTAAACTGGGCGACTGGAGAAGAAAAAACCCATGATGACCTGCATAAGGACACGCAGTTGCTGCTATACTACTACGCTCTTAAGAATCTTTACCCAGATTATTCATTCTACGTAAGTATCTATTACATTAATGCGGGAGGTGTTTTTGATGTTGTATTCGATGAGAGGGATTATAATAAAGCTGAAAACTTACTGAGGAAGAAATTTCATCAAATTAGGAACAACGATAATCCAAAACAGTTATCACCAGACCACTCACATTGGAAATGTAAATATCTTTGCAAATTTTCCGAAATCGACAAAAAAACTGGAAAATCTACTTGCCAAATGTTCAAGGATAAGATACAATTACATGGTATCGGAGAGGTTACAGCAAAGTACGCAAACATAGAACGGATAGCTAAGTATGGACAGGGGGGAGGAAGGTTAGAAGGGGCAAACGATTAACAAACATCTATTAAATTGAAAGTGAAGTATGAAAATTACAACAAAAACATTAAAGAGCATTTGGAAAAAAGAATTAAAAAATATGGCACCTTCTCCACGTAAGGACTCGTTGAAAAATTTGTCCTTTAAACGTTGGTTGGTAGCGTCTGGTCCAGACATTTGCAAATCGATAAATTCACTAGAGGGCGAAGTCGAATTTTCTGATAAAGCATTGAAGTTGCTAGGGGAGTGGCTGTAGAATGTTAGCCTCTTTGAGAAATCATTCACATTACTCTTTGTTGTTATCAACTTCTAAACCTAAGCAAGTTGTAGACAAATGTGTAAAATCCGGCTATGAATGTGTCGGGTTGACAGACTTAACCACTGTTAGCGGATGTGTAAACTTTTTAAAATCATGCAAAGATAAAGGGGTAAAGCCCGTTATCGGGTCAGAGATTAAACTTAGTTGCGGAGGTAGTCTTACATTAATTTGCAAAAATAACGAATCTTGGCGGCAGTTGCTAATACTAATATCGCTATGTAATGATCCAGAAAATTATAACGAGCATCCAGAGATAAGCTATGACAAGTTAACAGACATGGTCTCTCCTGACAATTTCATTGTAATTGATGGGTACATAGGCTCACGCTTATTTTATAAGTTATTTACATCTCCGTCAAGCGCAGTGTATTCAGCTGACGATGATGAAGTTAATGGTTTCTTGATTGATAACTGGCTAGAAGAGGCTAATGAGTACGTGAAAGAGTCTAAAGGCTTTTTCAATAGTTACTATCTAGAAATCAATAATCAAGTTTTTGACACAATGCCAGCAATCAACATAATGTCTGAATGTGTGAAACAGGTTGATGTTGATAAATCGCTAAGTATTTATGACACATGTAGCTACTATTGCAACGAGAGTGATTCAATAGACCATCGCGTTCTTCTATGCGTGCAGCTAAAAACAACGCTTAAGAAATTAGCACTACAAATAGATAGTGGCGAAAAGCAAGACCTTGTCAAGTTTATTAGAAGTAGCCAATTCAATATTAAAACAGTGGAAGAGTTAGAGGGTTTATACTCCGAAGACAGCCATGTGTTTAAAAATATGGAGTCACTCATTAGTCAATGTGAGGATGTTTCTATTTTATCCAAGCCAAGACTGCCAAAGTTTCAATGCCCTCAAGGACTCAACGAAAACGATTATCTCAAACAGTTATGCCGTGATGGATGGGCTAAATTTCTAAACGGTAAAATAGACAAGAGTCAGGTAGAAACTTATAAAGACAGAGTTTTAAAAGAGCTTGGGGTTATCGAGAAAGCTGATTTAGCTGGTTACTTCTTAATTGTGCAGGATTATGTAAACCACTTTAAAAACAAAGGGTGTTTAATAGGTCCGGGACGTGGAAGTGGTGGTGGATCACTAGTATGCTTTCTGACTGGTATAACAAGCGTTGACCCCATTAAATACGGATTAATCTTTGAGCGGTTTTATAACGAGGGGCGAAATACAGAGGATCATATTTCACTACCTGATATCGACGTTGACTTTCCACCCGACTGGCGTGAGAAAGTTATTCAATATTTAAAAGATAAATATGGCGGGAATAAAGTTTGTCAGATGCTAACGTTTGGTAGACTTGCTGGACGATCTATCATTAAAGAGGTTTTACGTGTAAACGAAGCCTGCTCTTTTGAAGAGATGAATGAAATAACCAAGAAGATACCAAACCAAGCTGATATTTCTGACCTTCTTGAAGAAATGGAGAATCCATCTGTTATCAGGTGGGCTCTTGAAAATGACAGAGATGCTTTATCAGACTATTGCTACTTAGATGACGACGGAAAGCTATCTGGTGATCACGCTAAGGTCTTTGATCAAGCTATGAGGATGGAGGGTATTTTTAAGACTCAAGGAAAACATGCTGCTGGAGTTGTCATCGCTTCAGATCCTTTAGACGAAGTTTGTCCTATGGTCAAGGCGTCTAGAAATAACGATAAGATAGCGGGGCTTGAAATGGGAGATTTAGAAGCCATCGGCTGTGTTAAGTTTGATATTCTAGGTGTTTCAATTTTAAAAAAAATATCTGAAACCGTTGAGGAAATAAATAATGACTAAAAAATATAACAAATTTATTACCAGAGGAAATTTATGAATTATCGTGATTACATTGTGTATGACTTTGAGACAACTAGTCCTAACCCATTGACAACGCAACCTGTTCAAATTGCTGCCGTTGTCGTCCACGGTCGAAAGTTAGAAATAAAAAAAGGGTCTCAATTTGAATCTTTAATGAAACCATATTTAACGCAGGAGGAGTGTGATAAGCATGGCGTGGACATGTTAGAGGACGGGGCTGTGGCTGTTCATGGAAAAACGGCGGAGATGTTAGCAGAGGCACCGTCTACAGAGGCTGTTTGGAAGAACTTTACAGAGTACGTTAAGCAATATAACTTTAAAAGTAGTAATTTTACAGCCCCTATTGCTGTGGGTTATAACATAACAAACTTTGATAACCCCATCGTTGATCGACTTTGTACAAAAGATCCGTACAATTTTGGACCAATAGATAAGAAGGGTAGACAGGATGTGTTTAACAATATTCACAGTTTAGATATGCTAGATTTTATGTTTACCATGTTTGAAAATAACAAAGAGGTTCATTCTCTGTCTGCTGATAATCTGATTCGTGGGCACATGGGGTATTCTAAAGGCCGGGCTCACGACGCTATGTCTGACGTTATGATGACTGCTGAATTGTTTTGCAAAATGATGCGCATGCTTAGAACTCTTGCATCCAGAAAAAACTTCCGAAACGCATTTGGAGAACAAGATGAAGATTGAAGACCTTGATTTTGAAGATTCGCAAGTTTGGGATATGTTATCAGAAGGTCGTGTTAAGGGCTGCTTTCAGATTGAGGGCTACCTTGGTAAAACTTGGTGTCAAAGACTTAAACCAAGGAATATTGTAGAACTAGCGGCTGTAATCAGCTTGATTAGACCGGGTTGTGTTTCTGCTAAAGTTAATGGCAAGACGATGACAGAAAGATATGCTGACAGGAAAGCTGGCACAGAAGATGTAGACTACATGCATGAATCAATTGAGGATATATTAAAAGAAACTTACGGCGTTATCGTTTACCAAGAGCAGGCGATGCAAATTGCCGAGAAGATGGCCGGATTCTCTCTAAAAGAAGCTGATAACTTAAGGAAGGCTATTGGTAAAAAAGACGCAAATTTAATGGGTAAGGTTCGCTCTAATTTTATTAGAGGGTCTATAAACAAAGGTATTGATGAATCAAAAGCTCAAGAAGTCTTCGATATCATTCAAGAGAGTCAAAGGTATAGTTTTAATAAATCTCACGCTGTTGGATACGCACAAGTTACATATTGGTCTGCGTGGTTAAAGCGGCATTACATAGATAAGTATTTTAAGTTTTGGCTACGCAACTCCGACGACAAGCAAGATACTGATACTGAGCGTCACCAATTGATAATGGCTGCTAAAATAGATGGTGTGGAGGTTGTAGGCCCATCTATTAAGTACCCATTTGAAAACTTTACTAAACAAGAGGGGAAGATATTTTTTGGAGCTTGTAACGTAAAGAGTGTTGGTAAAGCCCATCTAGACAAATATCTTAAACTAATATCAGAATGGGATAGGCCGCTAACTTGGCTTGAGTTGGTTACTATCATTTTGCCAAACATAAATAAAAGATCTGTAGAAAATCTAATAAAGGTTGGCTTCTTTAGTGGGTTGGGAAAATCAAGAAGTAGCATGCTTCATGAATTCTCTTGCGTTAAACAACTAACTAAAGTAGAGCTTACTCATTTATGTGAGGGTGTTGATGAGCAAAATAACCAGAATACACTACTTGATCATATAAAACTTTTCGCGGCTAAAGGTGTGAAGAAGGATGGCGGGTATATATCTAGTGTAACAAGACAATTAAAAGTTGACGAAATCATATCTAGATTGGAAAATCCGGGACGAGAACTGTCTGACAATCCAGCCATGTACGCTAAGATGGAAGAGAAGCTCTTAGGTTGCTCCGTAACGTCTTCTGAGTTAGATGCTTGCGCCGACGCCTCACATGCTGACAGTACGTGTGTGGAGGTGTCAGACGGCAAGAAAGGTAAATGCACAATAGCCTGCGTGATAAAAAAGGTTATGGAACACACAACAAAGAATGATGAAACGATGGCTTTTATAGCTGTTGAAGATAATTCGGGCGAATTAGAAGATATTGTCATTTTTCCTGACGTATATAGCCAACACAGGGATACAATATATAATGAATCAACGGTCTTAATAACTGGTGAGACAAAGCATTCAAAAAGAAAGTCTTTTATAGTTGATAACATGTTTAGCATTTAGGTAGAATAATGAATGATTGCAAATTTTTTGGTAAAATTGTTTCGAGGTCCATTACAAAGAGGTATGACACTAGCAGAATAGAATTACAGGTTGAGGTGCAAAAGCAACGAAAATCTAAATCGGGACTTCCGGTTATAGAAAAATCAGCGCTTAATTTTGAAGCTTGGGACTCAGCAGCTGAAACCCTAGAACACAATAGCACAGTCGGAGATTACTTAGTGATCAGCGCCACGGCGAAGATCCGTGAAACAAATAAAGACGTATACTTTAGAATTAATGAGTTTAAAATCGTGTCATCAACCAACTTGATTGACGCTTAACATTGAAAGAATTGAAAATGAATATTGAAAAAACAATTGAAGAAAACATGGGCCTTGTTAACAAAATGGCTTCTAATCTGTATAGAAAAAATTCCATATACTGCGTGGAGGATTTGATTCAGGTTGGGGTGGTTAACTTACTTACATCTTTGAATAATTATAACAGCGAAAGATCACGACTATCAACTTTTATTTGCCATTGTGTAAAAAATAGTATGATAAAGTTTATTAAGAAAAACCATGACGAAAACAAAATCCACCAATCGCGATTTGATTCTCTTCCTCTGTCCGGTAGTGGTGACCAGCGCAGGAAAAGCACTTTCTTTAATAGTTCCTTTATTAGTGGCAACTCCTATTATAACCCAGATATTAAGATAGATGAATACATTGGGGATAGTGATACACTAACTCATAAAGTCGTAAAGCTAAAATCCAAAGGAAAATCTAATGCAGAAATTTCTCGTCAGGTTGGAGTTTCGTCTGCTAAAGTGAAGAAAATGCTAAACAAACTAGAAGCATCAATTAAAGGATACGATGAATGAGAAAAAAAAGAGTGTTATTTTTAACCGAAGCCGCATATTTAAACACTGGTTATGCGACTTATTCTAAGAATGTTTTAAACCACATGAGGGACACTGGAAAGTATGAACTAGCTGAATTGTCTGTTTATGGTTCTTCTGAAGATCCTCGTAGAAACTTAATACCTTGGAAGAATTACCCCAACTTACCAGACTCTACCACCCCAGATAATGAAAGGGATATTTATAATTCAAACCCAGCAAATGTTTTTGGGGCTTGGAGATTTGAAAGAACGTGTTTAGACTTTAAACCAGATGTTGTTTTGACAATCAGGGATTTCTGGATGGATTCCTTTGTTTACAACTCACCCTTTCGTAGGATCTTTAAAAGGGTTTGGATGCCAACGGTAGACGCATCACCACAGAATGAGGAGTGGATCGATCAGTTCTGTGATTGCGAAGCCGTCCTGACATACTCAGACTGGGCGAAGAGTGTTATCGATGAGCAATCTGGAGGTGCAGCCAATGTTATTGGTTCTGCATCTCCTTCTGCCAGTAAAGATTTTCAAATGACTCTCAATAAAGCTGCCGCCAAAGAGGCTATGGGGTTTTCAGCAGACTGTAATATAATTGGTACAGTTATGAGAAACCAAAGACGTAAGTTATTTCCAGATCTTATTAGTGCATTTTCCAAATACTTAAAAGCAACTGGCGATAAAAAAACCTACCTTCATATTCATAGTAGCTATCCAGACGGTGGGTGGGACTTTGGCGAACTTCTACATAAGTATGATGTATCGTCTAGAGTTTTCTTTACATACATTTGTAATCACGCTGAATGCAACGCTGTAGAAATATCAAAGTTTAACGACGCTAGAAAACCCTGTGGTCAATGTGGTAATTTTACGTCAACACAGTCTAATGTTAGTAGTGGGGTTAGCGATGACGTTCTGGCAAAGATATACAATATGTATGATCTATATGTTCAATGCGCTAATTCTGAAGGTTTTGGACTTCCTCAAGTGGAGGCCGCAGCGTGCGGCGTTCCTATTGCGTGTACCAATTACTCAGCAATGCAAGATGTGGTTGAGAAGCTAGGAGCTTACCCTATAGAGGTTCAGGCAAAATATAAAGAGCTTGAAACTGGATGTATGAGGGCTGTTCCTAGTATTGATAGCATGGTTGATATATTCACAAACTTCTTCTCTAAAACGTCTCACGAAAGAGAAGCAAGTAGAATTAAAACCAGAAAATTATTTGAAGCTAATTATGGATGGGGCAAGTCAGCTCAGGCGTGGATGGACGCAATCGACAATCTAGACTTTGCAGATTGGGATGTTGATCCAGTCATCAAGCCTGTATTTGATGTTAAAATAGATCCACAAGAAGGGAACGCAAGCTTTTTAAGAAGATGTGCCGATGCATACTTTATTGATCCAAGCATGATAAAGAGCCATATGATGCGAGTTTTCCTTAGAGATTTAAACTCCGGGTCATTTAAGCCAACGCCGGACGGATTCTGGGGGAGTGAATTTTCCCCTTACACAAGCAGAGTAACCTCCCAATCATTTACCAGAGAGAAAGTAATAGAAATATTAAAAGGTCGATTAACCAATTCAAACGTTTGGGAACAGGCCAGAGTAAACCCTAGCATTATTAACGATGGAGAAGCGAAGTGGCTAAAAAATTAAAACCAAAGAATGAAGATTTATTTAAAGTTGAAATTCCGGAAATGAAGAGTGAGCTAAATACTTACCAAAAAAATGATACTAAAACTGAGCCAAAAAGCAAGAACGAAGCAGCGTACTTGGGCACAAACTGCAAAGAGTGTATTTTTCACGAAGTGGATGGTAAAAACTGCTTACTCGGAAAGATTAATAAATACATTGAGAGAGGAGCCAAGATCGAAGAGAGGGATGACAAATTTTTAATAGATAGAGTGTGTAGCTTTAGGAGAACTCAAAAATGGAAAAAAGAACATCGTAGACGTAGAAATATTGACCAATGCATTCAAGACGCTAAAGGGGAAGTTCATGTTAGCGGAACAATATTTGTTTACGCTGACGATTTAGAAGATCTAGATAAATGCTTCAGTCAACTGTCTCAAACAAGTTATGTAGAACATTTTAAGGTGGTAGTCGCTCATTTTGATGACTTAAAAATTAAAGATGTTTATGATTACTTTCATGAGCAAACATATATCAACTCGCCAATCGCCGTTGGTATTAAGGACTCAGAGGATACAAATTTTCTTGATGAAGCTTTTAAAAGAGCTGATAACGGGCTTATGATCTCACTAGATTCTAAAATGGATGTAGATAAGGACATGCTAAACAAGTTACAGAAGTATATCTATAATGAAATGCATAGAATTATTTATGTAAAGCCAACCAAAGGAGTTCATGGACTTGTATCGTTAGCACTACTTTATAAGTACTTAAAAGGTAACAAGTTGGAAACGTTCGAAGAAAAATTAAAGCTAATTGCGAAAGAACAAGGTATTGAGTCTCAACTCACTACGTGGGAGGTCATAAATGAAAGTATTAGTTAATATCATCTGCCGGCACGAAGTAAGCAAAGAGGTGCTAGACAGAATGATTGAATCCTGTAAAAGCTTAAATCATGAGGTGGTCGTTCACGTATGTGATTACTCTCTATCTAAAAAAATTAAAGATAGTTTTGTAGAGTCTGATTCAGATGTTACTGTTGTAAAAGTGACGGAGATGAATTATGAAGACATGAGAGATCACGAGCGGAACATCAAAGAGTGTAACATTGCTGAAGACTGTGACGTCATAATTGATGTGGAAAGCTCTTTGGGGCTTGAGCCTGAATTTATCGATGTGTTAGGCTTGGAACACTTAGAAGATAAAAACTACTGCTCTGTGTATAGTGATTTCTATTCTCAGACGAAGAATGGTCATAAAGTGTATGTTCACCAAAAATCATTTCCTTTGTCCAGCACATCACTTCCTTTACTAGCCTTTTCATCAGAGGATTATCTTTCAAACGTTACTGAAGAAAATGTCAAAGGTTTTTTACTATCATCTAAACTATCAAAGCATACACCTCTGGCGTTATGTTCAGTAATAAATGCCTAATTTTATTCATAAGATCAACGACAGCAGTCGAACTAATTTTATACTTCTTGCTGCCGGTAAGAATAAAACAAAAGGACAAAATGTTGCTAAAGGGCTAACCGATGTAAATGGTAAAAAGTTAATTGACTCACAAATTTCTGTTATAAATAAAACTTGTAAAAACAAAGACATAATCTACACTGTGGGTGATAGGTCAAAAAGTATGATAAACTATATGATTGATAATCATCCGCAAGTTAGGATTGTTGAAAATACAAAGTTTAAGACGACAAACCCTCTTGAAAGTCTACGAATGTCATTAAATTGTGCCACTCAGCAAGACACTTGTATTATTTATGGCGATAAAATTTTTAATAAGGGGTCAATCACATTTGAAAGTAATGATAGACCATTTATAGTAGAAACTACAGAATGTGAATCAATGCCATTAAGTTTAGGGTTGGTATACCAAAAAGAAACACTCAAAAACATATCTTACGGGGTTGATAACGCATGGGGTCAGATATTTTACATACCAAACAAACTATTTAACAATTTTAAAAAAAGGATAAATAATCTAACAAGAAGTTATTATAACGTTTTTGATTTCATCAATTTAATAGCTAAAGAGTATAAATTTAAAATACACAAGAGTAAAAATATTAAGGAAATATAATGAAAATATTAATGTTGACTGATGAAAGTGATATGTTTTACCATATACTTTTGGAAGCTCTTAATAATATAGACGCCACAGTCGGTCATTCGTCTATGGATATAAGCGATTCTGACATTAGCCAGTTTGATCCAGACGTCATCATACATAATTCAGAAAAAACCGACGTTGTTAAATATAAGGACGCTATCAGTATTGGTGTCAACGAAATAGACTCCCCAAGCTGCTTTTCTTATAGGAATGAATCGTCTAAGAATTATATTGAGCCGTTTATTAGAATAACGGATCAAGACCTTCACGACGTTAGGTATAAGTCAGATATTGTTTATGTTGGTAGCCCATCTTTACTTCCAGACTGTGTTTCTGAGTTTCAGAGCGACTCAAGCATTAACTTTAAAATTATTCACAACACCAACATTCCGATTACGAACTATTGCGGAGCCTGTCAATTTGAGAATTATAAAAAGTTTTTCAACATGTCAAAATGCGTTCTTGTTAATAAACCATCTCCAGAAGAGTCGAAGCTAAGCTTTAAACTTTTAGATGTTATTTACTCTGGCGGCAACCCAGTGATTCACGACAGCGATGACAAGTTTGTTGAAGACATACGTGACGCTTTAGATGGCAAGTCCTTTAGGGGGGATTTTATATCTAAGGCAGAAATTGAGGAGAGGTATACTAATTACGATAGAATGTCTGATATCCTATTAAAGATAGGTCTTAATAAGTTATCTAAAATGGTTCTAGAGAGTAAAGGAAAATAGCATGAAAACAATGATTTTATTGGATCACTTAGGATTCTCAGAACAGAATTATGACATAATTAAAGACGTTAACGAGTTTGTTGTTGATTCTATAGACGAGATTTCTATTGTTGTTAATGATGTTAGCAGCAAAATTATAGAGGTTAACACAGCTGTTAACAATGTGGCAGAAATTGGCTGTTATCAAGACGGTCTACTTATGTGTACTAACTTGATTAACGCAGACCACATCCTGTCTGTAAACACGTCATCAAGAAAAGTACTATACTTATGGGATGTAGACTGGCTGCACAACACATTTAATTTTGAATGGTTGTATGATGTGCTTACTAATGATAAGTTGGATATTATCGTAAGGTCGGAAGAGCATAAAAGGGCTTTAAAGATGTTATGCGGAAAAGAGCCTTTGGGAGTTTTACAAAATTTTAAACTGGAGTTATTATGGAATTTGCTAGAATAAATAAAGACAAGATTATAAAACTATATGTCGAGGAAGAAAAAAGCAGCTATGAAGTAGCAGAGGCTTTGAATACTTACTCCACTAGAATTTTGAGAGCGCTTGACTTTTTAGGGGTTGAGCGGCGTACATATAGTCAGGCACAATCAAACTCTTTGAAGAGCGGACGAACTGTCCACCCAACAAAAGGAAAAAAATTAGAAGACGAACACAAGCGTAAAATTGGTGAGTCAAAATCAAAGAGCTGGCACGACCTACCGCAAAAGGAAAAGGACAGAATGTCTAGCTTGAGCAAGGCTGCTTGGGAAAAAAAGAGTGACTCAGAGAAGAGTGAAATGCGAAGAATGGCAATGGAAGCTGTGCGAGAAGCTAGTAAGCAGGGGTCAAAAACTGAAAGACATTTAAAAAATGGCTTGACAAACGCAGGATACTCTGTTATGTTTCATAAGACTAATCTAGTTCCGGGTAGTAAACTTGAGGTAGATCTATTTTTACCAGAAGTTAAAACAGCTATTGAGATAGATGGTCCGGGGCATTTCTTACCTATTTGGGGTGAGGATAAGATGCGTAAGCAGCAATCTGCGGACACTATAAAGCAAGGTATTTTAATCAGCCATGGGTACGTAATTCTTAGAATTAGACAAATTGATAAAAGTATTTCAATGACAAAAATGAATTCCTTGCTTGAGACGATCTTGTCTGAGTTGGATAAGATTAAGGAAAAATTTCCTAGTAAAAATAAACGATTGATCGAAATTGAGGTATGCAATGGCAAAACGAAAAGAGTCTAACACTAAAGAGTCAGAACAACAAGAGGTTCCACACTATCTTTCACCTGAGTGGAATAATTATGTTATGGGGTTGTTTCAGACTAATGAACTGATTGATGGCAATCCAAACGTCGCTGGCTTAAGGCGAGTTGCTGAAATGCTTATAGGGGAAATTATTAGCAGCAAACCAACTCAAGTATTTCCAGTTTTATCAGATGGTGTTGGAAGGGCAACTGTTGTCTATGAGGTTGTTTTTGAACTTGGCGATAAAACCAAAACGTATGGAGATACAGCAGAGGTTTGGGCTGGCAATACTGACGACCTATTTTGCGTTCACGCGGCAGCTACGGCCTCAACCAAGGCTGAAGCCAGATCTTTGCGAAAGGCTCTTAAAATCAGAGCTGTGGCCGCTGAGGAGCTATGTAAGAAAGATGTGTCTAAGTATGTGGCTCAAGAAGACAATGATCGAATACAAAGTGAACAAATTACATTTATCGGTATGAAGTGTAAAAAGCTAAATATCGATGTTATGCGTTTTGTGAATTCTGGAACTAAACAATATAAAAGTATCTATGAGGTAACGAGAGACACAGCAGCTAAAATGATTAAAAAAATTGGTTCGTTCTCAAGCGACAGTAGCTTGATTGAAGAAGATATTAAAAACTATAAAGATGATTGGAATGACAATGCAAGTTAAATGGAAAAATAACAAGGGGAATGTAGAGGTTTCTTTTGAGGTTAATACTGAAAACGATCTTGTAAAAAAGATTGCTTTACTTGAAAAGTTGCAGCCTAGCATGAGCGATGTTGAGGATGTGGATTTATTCGCGGCTCTATCAGCCTCGCACAACAACGACGTTCTTAATGAAGAGATTTGTGGAAAGTGCAAATCGAAGAATGTTTACAACATCATTCGCACTGACAAGAATGATAATAAATATCATGAAATGAAGTGTAAGGACTGTTACGCGAAACTTCCGTTTGGCGTCAACAAGGTTGGCGGCGGACTATATGCTAAACGTAGAGATGAAGATGGAGGTATTAGAGGCTCTAAAGGTTGGGTGGTTTATAATCCTAAAACAAAGCAGGAAGAATGAAATACTATAGACTTATATTCAGAAAAGATAAAGAAACGGTTATGTTCTCTGAGATTCAGGAGCATACAGTTGACCAAGAAGAATTTGAGCAGATTAAGTGGGACAGGCCAATTATCAGACAGATCATGGGAGGAGACTTCCATTTTCTAGCTCTAGACGCTACCTATTTAGACGCTATGGTGCTTGGGATCGGAACCTATCTAGAAATGGACAGTGGCAATAAAATTGCCTAACATTCATTCTCAACTTACGACGGGGTGGCTTATGCCGCCCCTTTTTATAATTAAATTAGGTTTAAATAATAATGAAGGTTAAAGTCGGCGACGTTGTGTGCAACAGCAATGAAATACCTATAATTTTGATGTTAGATAACTAGTATCCTACCATTTTCCGACTGGGCATCTAGAAGATTTCCAACTAGCTTTTGTCGCACATGGGCATCCACACTTTGAACAACGATCAACATCTGCCATGTAAAACTCACAACCAGCACACTCATCCAACCTTTTTTCATAGGTCTCAGGATCTGTTTTTCCAAATCCTGTGAGAGCATGTTTAAATAACGAACCGGCAAAATTCTTTGCCATGGCAGCTGTGCTAGGCAGAGATAGTTCTTCCTTAGGTCTTTCCTCGCTCACTTTATTAGTTTCAGCACTATCATTTTTTGCCTGAATGCATTCCATCTGGTTCTGTCCCGGACCTTTGCATTTTTCCCACTGGTCATAATAACCTTGGTGGTTTTGGCATAGCTTGTGATAGTGTGGCGTTTTTTCCATTTTATGTCTATTGCAAAGTCCAGCTAACGGACATTCGCAAGGTGTTTTCTTTTCCATTTTATAAATCCTTATTCAGTAATTGTCATTTTTACCATTGATTCAGTGCATTGATCGTCTTGTGTTGAGGATGTTGGCATAAAACCACATCCACAGTCTGCTGACCACCACCCAGTAGTTGGATGCTCGTTGTAAACACCAGAAAAATTTCTTGGCTCCATTAATCCGACACCGGAACCAAGTCCGTTTATATAATATAGATTATCACATCCTAGTGGTAGCGGTGCCCTATATGTCACATCGCATAACCCCTGTGTTGAATCACAAATGTCAACATCTTTGGGGTCATAAGTATACAAGTAATTCGTACAATCCCAAACTAGTGTACTGCTAACTTCGCCAGCGTCATATACATAATCAGTTATTGGGTTACAATCACTATCGTTAAGCCAAAAGTAAGCCCCTGAAGGGTCTAGAGGTCCGGTAAGGTGATTACACGATCCAGTGTTGGCAAATCCGCTAACAGGAGGAATCAGAGTAACACCTCGTCCTAAAACAATGGTTGCAGGAACAAGACCATTTACCTCAAGAAGACCACTAGTTCCAGCGGCTACTGGAACAGTACATGAAGCACCTGAGTGGGTTACTGGGATAATTTGATACTGCGCCCTTAAATCATAAACTAACTCACCAGTACTACGAAATGGTGGATAGTTTCCGTTGCAGTTCGTTTCAGAGCATGAGCATGGTGGGTTTGTTCTTAAAGCTCCACATGCAGCTCCGGGCATAGATGAAATAAAACTTAAACTTGTAGGTTCATCTGTTGGGGTATTAAACCGCTTAACCCTGTTTGTTGAGCATTCAACATCTACTAAAATCTTGAATGGGTTAAATAAGCAATCATCCCCACCAGAAGCACCGACTTTTTCTATTGGAAGGTTAGGAGATCCGCTAGGAGATTGTAAGGTGTAGACCCCTGTGTATCCTACTCCGCTAGATGCAAATCTTCCATCTCCAGCCTTGTCTAAATAATACCCCATAGCGTCAAACTTGTTAGTTGACCAAGTTTTTGGGGCAAATATTCCAACCCTTATTGACTGGTCTGTGTGCGTAGGTAGTGCAAAATGCTGACCACAACCAGTAGATAGAACAACACAACTTTTAGTAGATACGGTTGATCGCCATCCGGGATGTACTACTCCTATCAATGGAAGATAATCCCTAACACTAATTTTGGAATCATCGATACCAACAGCGTATGGGTAAACCTCAGTTAATATCTTATCATCGCAAATATCAAAAAATCTATTTTTAATTTCTCGCTCAATGTAGTCCGGGTTTTCATAAGGATCTATACTGCCATCCCAACCAACATAGCGTCTATCACGAACCCTTTCAAGGCTCGCTTGACAAACCGTTGTTGATCCAAACGGTGCAACTAATGTTCCATCGCCATTTATTGTTGGTGTTGAATATGGTGGCTCAGTAACATATCCGGGACTTATGTACGTTGAAGAGGCTTTATAACTTCTTCGAGGGAAGAATAACTTGTTACACCACAATTCACCACCGCATTCAGAAATGTCCTGAAGACAACTATGTTTTGAGTTGGTCTCTAGTATTCCAAACAACCCGGAAGGACTAGTAAATAAAGAGGAGGAAAATATACTCTCATCATAATCCGTTGCATTTAAGGGAATTGCGCTGGGGCAAATACCCTCATCTACATAAACTCCGGTTCCTTGTTGGTGTTGTGACAGTTTTGCAATGTAGTTTCCACTTTCGTGTATGCCATATACGGAGCTAGTCCCTATACCATCGTGCGGATAACCAGACGTGTAAAACAAATTAAAGTAATTCCAAGTGTTGTCGCCGCCTGTTGCCGCGTGTAGCACTCCTGAGCAATCAGCCATTAATTAAATCCTTCATTATGATATTAAAGTACACAACAGTCACTATATCGGTTAAACCCCATCACCGCCGGGTCCGGGTCCGCCACCGGGTCCGGGTCCGGGTCCGCCACCGCCACCTCCGGGAGGCTCTTCGGTTCCACCACCTCCAGATGGAGCAACTCCGATACCAGTAGGTACTGCATAAATAAAGTCCTGAGTAACATATTCTCCAGTAGACGGGTGAACACTGCAAGGTGCTGCATAAACTGGAGTAACTGAATCTGTTGGCACAGAGTACGGTATGGGTGTGCAACCAGTGCATCCAGAAGCATCTGGAAAAAAATAAGCTCCAACTATATGCTTACCACAAACATTTCCTTCGTCACCAAGAACAACCCTTCGCCAAGTTCTATCGTGAGTATAATATTCTCTAGAAACCGTTAAATCAAAATATGGATAACCATTTAACTCTTTACACTCAATCTTGTTAACTATCATCGTTTCTGGGAAACAGGCTTTTCTTTGAACTGCAACATTTGTTTTTACCTTAGAGTCATTCCACTGACTGTTGTAAATTGGTTGTTTACAATTGGCCGAATCAACCCTGTTGGTTGGGTCTACGGCGCATCCAGAATGTTTCATTCCGTTTTGATCATATCCTGTCGGACAAGTCTTGACACTTAAAGTGTCACACCCTTCGCCAAGTTGAGTGTCGTTTTTTATTACTACAGGTCTGACTAAATCATGTTGAATCCCAGTACTCAAACTGTTTGCGCCATGAGAATAGGTAAACCAATCCCTTGGAGACTCACCGTCTAAATCAAACGCTATGTTTGGGTGGTTTGGAGGGCCAGTATTTATCATAAATGGTCCGATACCGTTTATTCCAGTTTCGTTTGTTGACCCTCTTGACATAGAATACCAATAAACCGCAGTGCCTGTCGGTATAGCATAATCAAGCTGTAGACCGCCGACCTCTCCATTTTCTCCAGTGACCTCATAATGCCCAAACAATGTTGGGTTTTGACATAAGCATTTACACTCGTTAAACTCATAATTTCTTGGGGCTTGAACGTGCCATTGAGGATCTCCATCCGTCCCCATTCCTAAATACCCACCATCAGTGCTGTTTGGACAGTTTGGGTCACAAATCACATCACCGTCTGGATAGCTACCCGCAGGCCAATTTGTGCTGCTACATGTGTTGCAAAGCGTTCTTCCGGCGCAGCCAGCTCCACTAACGCCGTAAAACATCCCAGTTACTCCGCCTATAACCAATAGAGATGCGTTTGAGCCCATGCTGACACCATCAGCACCGCTTTCTAAAAAACACCCGAAGTTGTATATTTTATCACCTGAGCAAAGTCCGAATATATTATAGGGCGACACTCCACGACCGTCGGTGAGGGTTTGTATTCTACCACCGTCAACAACCTCGCTCCTATATAGCTCAAGTTGATGCTTGTTAATAGCTTCGAACAGTGATTCGTACTCTGGAGCAACCGCCCAGAAGCTACCATACAGATTTAAATCAGCCTGATCCCTGTTAACTGCCACATCATCATTTTCTAGATATTGAGTTAATTTAGTGGGGTAGTGACCCGGACATCCAACGCCCCCAAATGAAACTCTTACGGCATCTGTGGTTCCAATATCTAAGTATGCAGTGTTCATTCTAATTGGCTGGGTCAGGTCTATTTGAGAATTTTCCTTACCAGCATTCATATTTGGACACCCAAGTCCAATTTTAGCATATAAAGAGTAGCCATCACTAGCCATTCTATAACTTCCGGGCTGCTCATTAATAAAGTTGCTACCATCGTCAGTAAATAGTTTGACGTATGGATCTTCTCCGGACCCAGTCTGCCACCCCTTGCTATAGTTACTTGTTCCAAGCATTCTACTGTTTAGAGTAACGGACAGTCCGCTCAAAGCAGGACATGTCTGTCCAGTGTTCGGAACTCCATACGTCTCGTAATACCCATCACCGTTATCACTGTACGCGGTCGTTGTCTCTGGTCCGCTATACCCAGAAAATGTTCCCGGAGGACAATAGTTTCTTTTAAACCCGCTGGCGCACGTAAATGTACTTGTAGCATCAAGAGCTGGACCGCCGTTGTTGCAATGGTTATAACCAAACATCTCACCGCCAAGATCCGGCTCATTCCCAATACCATGAGATACTTCATATAAAAACTTAGTAGTTAAACTCTCTATATTAAGCGTTAGGTTTCCAGTCTCCATCATAGAAGACGTGCATCCTACGCAGCGATTGTCAGCTTCTATCTGTACTAAGAATGGAACATCATCTGTCGGCCAACCCTCTACGTAATTGCCGCTTGAATCAAAATCAATATAACCAGAAGGACCAAGGTTCTGAGAGCAATAAGCTACCCCTTCTTTCGTTTTATAGTATGGAGATATCAAAGCCCCATTAACATCTCTTAAGCCCCAGTATCCAGCATTTTGACCTGTAGGCTCAAGTATGTAATCCTCACCAAGAAGGCCAGACACCTGCCAATAGTCTCCAGTGTTATATGGCTGAGGAGATGGTATCGTAAACCCTCTATAAAACGGCTCAGTTACCCCATCACACCCAGATGGGTATAAGTGGTTACAAGTTCCAGATTGATGTAGGTTATTAAACGCCTCAATAACACCCCTTCTACTCATAGGTTGAGTGCCACATAAATTCATGATGTAGCCATACGTTGTATATGGCTGACGGACGTTGCACGATTCTGTAAGTTGTGGAACCTCACTGCAAAACCCTTGTGGTAGTTGACCAGCGTCTGGACTTCCACCAAAGGCTGATGAGCCGATAGCATACCTTAAATATTGAGCTAATTGAAAAGTATCATCGTCACAACCATACTCAGTTGGCTTTAAATCAAAGTCTGGAAAAGATGGGAATGTTACAGGCGATTGAACTGGAATCTTTTGTATTAGTTCTGGAAGAGTGCCTCCGGGGAATTCAGGATCTGTACATGCACAATCTTGAATGATGCTAGACCAAGCTTCTCCAAGATTGAGGAACATGTGAATCTCTTCACCTCCACGTCCTTGACGTAGATCCTCAATTGTCGTAGGCTCAACGTAAGGAAGACCAGATTCATTGAACGAGCAAGAGTCGTGATAATTACAACCTCTATACACAAAAGATAGTCTAGGAACCCGATTAACTTCATATTTATCGATTCCATCGGTGCAGTCTTTGTACTTATGATATTGCGTATAACAATCTGGGAAAACTTCCAAAGTGGACTGCTTTGTAAAGCATGTGGCGTTCGAGGATTTTCCTGTATTTAATTTTGTCTCTCCTCTAGTGATGTTATCACAAGTGTCTGTATCGTAAAACACTCCATAGTAAGGAAGTTGTTTTGGGAAATAAGGTGTATAACCATTATCTACAACGGTTCCACTTGGTGTGCCATCAGACTTTGTTCCAATATAAGACTTGTCATCTCTAGCTCCGCTTACATTTGCGTAGGGTGAAACAGTTCCATAATCATATGTTTCTCTATTGCTTGGCGCTCTATTCGACTGAATTTTGAATTTAGAATCATTAAACACTCTTCTAAAGTCTGAATGATAAACAGGGTTACAATCGAGACGCTTAAATTGTTGATCTACACCAAACGCATTTAGTCCGCAACAAGTATTCGGATCGTAGGTGTTGGTAGCAGACCATGAGCCTTGCGATCCAGATATGTCAACAGAAACAAACCCACTACCATATGTTCCAGCCAAGGTAGCAATAGTATAGTCATAAGATAGTTCTGCTAAAGAACGGTGTGCCACTTTAGATAAAGTGTAAAAACCATCATACGATTGATCTATACTGTTTTTTACTAGAAGAGTCTGTCCAGACCTCAGCCCTGTTGCAGATACTAACTCTCCGCTATTTGACCAGTTTCTATATGTTAGATAAAGGTCTAGGTTTTGTGTAACACCAGACGGTCTATAAAATCCGCCCAGAATTATACCAGAAACTCCACTATGAGCCATCTCACCAGCGTACTCTCCAGCAACACTGCCGTCCGGAAGACACCCCTTTGTGACGCAGCTGATATCTTGAGTTCCAGTCTCAAGAACATTTAAATTTTTAACCCTAATTTTTGACGCATCAAAATATTGAAGAGCGTTCTCTCTATTCGCAAAGTTTTGTTTAGGCTTAAGTTCACACGTTAAATATTCACCGCTAGGACCATAAGGTCCAGAACCCGCCAACTGACCCCCTGAGTCATATCTTTCAATGTTTGCGTCTTCGTAACAAGCGCTATAATCAATCATCCTCCATGCGCCGGTTATATTCTTATAAAGAGAAGTGTCAAAGTGTATTTTATTTCCCCACCCGAAATTTTCTGGGAATCTTTTAAAAGACTCCGTTGGGTCAACTGATGGGCAAGTTCCTTTATCTTCTGTGCCCCCAGCCCCAACTTGACCGGGAGACCTATTAATGAGATAGCTTACTGCGCCACCTCTGTTTTCAGTCTCAGGAGTTGCTCCGTCGTAGTGGGTTGTCTGTCCAGTATCTGGATCATAAACAGAGCGGTATGTGACATCTGGACGTTTTTCGTTTGGCCCAAACTTTGGTGAATCATTACCGCAAGAACTTTGACCAATCCAATTTTCGTCAAACCCTTCAAAATAATCGTAATTACCCTGATTAAAAGAGGCGTAACCAGAAGTCAGAACCCCAGAAAAACCCCAATACGCCTGATTGGCATAAATAGTTACTTTTAGATTCTTAGGTAAATTAAGACCTTCGTAAGACTCATTTTCAGTAGAGCAAAACTCAACGTTTATACAGTCTTTTCCGCAGTCAAGACAGCCTGAGCTTAGACTTCCCATTGATTTCCTTTTTAATAAGAGTTTATGAACGCCGTGTCTTCACCGCAGTGTTCACAGGTCTTAAATCCTTGAGTTTGTATTTTCATTGTACAGGTTTGCAAAACACCAGCAGAGCAATCTACATGTGTAACGACTTGTTGACTCTTAAACTCAGCTTGTTGAATCCAATGTATTGGCAACGTTTCTGTATCTGCTGTTGCATCTGATGGTATAATTTGAATTGGGCAGGTTCCGGTTGATTGTAAGCCTGTTGATGGATCAACGGTCCCACTAGCCAATCCATAGTTTCCATTAGTTTCAAAATATAATGTTATGTTAGCGCAGACATTGCAACCTGACAGTAACCCAAATCCCCCAGCGGTATATCCACTTCCAGCACTAAGTATCTGTACGCTTCCAGAACCACTGGCGTCAACCACTAGGTTAGCACTTGCAACACCAGACACTGAACCACCAGAAAAAGTTCCCGTGTTAACGTTTTTACTACGTCCAGTACTAATAGTAAAACATAAATCACCAGCATCTAAAGATTGCCGTAAGGGGTTCTCAATTAATATTTTTCTACCTGTAGAAACTCCACTATGAGCGCCAAGAGTGCTAGAGCCAGAAGCAGCTGCTGGGTTTTGTATTACGCCAGCATCACTACAGTCTTCCGTCCATATATTATAATAGCTAGAGTTATTAACCTCGTCGGATGTGCTTCTAATTATGAATGCTTCATAGTAAGGAAACTCTACACTGCTATAATCTAAGCTTTCGTACTGGCCAACATTTTCAGGATTGTTATAATAAGCAACATACTCAGGATCGTATAACGCTTCGCTTGAATTAAAAGGTCTTCTTGTTGTGGGCGCATTTCTAGTGTATTGATCTCTAGTCCTACTTCTGTCTACCTCAAAAGAGAAGCTGGTAGGATTATAAACATTCGTTACTTTTGACAGATAAAAGGCGGATGTTCCACCACCACCAGCAGCCCATACCTTTCTATCATTATCCCATCTTGCGTCTAACGGGCCAGTTTTCCAAATGTTTGGATTTCTAGTAGCCTCTGGGTGCATACTACCACCACTGGCTGGAACGGCATTTCCTTCAGTATCGTATCCCCAGCCAGATAGAATAAGTGGGGATCTCAAAGCAACAGATCTTATGCCTGTGGTTTCAACCTTATGCCTTACAAAATAGTCTTTTTCGAAGGTCATATCCACAGGTCTTCCAGAGCCAGAAGGGTAAACTCCTGACACGCCAATATACCCGCCGCTACCATCAACGCCTGAATCATAAGGGTTATAGTTTAAAGCAAAGGATATATTGTGCCCACCATCATACCAACCTGTGTCGGCATAGCTTGTTCCATCTACAGTGAGAGAGTTAAATGGATTGAATGGGTCTAATGTTTTTGACGTTGCAACTTCTGATGAGGACGGCTCCTCAAAGTGTGGCAAGTATGGGACACTATCATCTCTTGAGTTTGAGTAAGGAACAAAAAGCCCGTCAAGACCAACAGCTCCAATTGTGTTCCAAGGAGTCTGATCTACGTTAGATAATCCTGATTCTTCTGAAAAATGCCCCAAAGACTGTGAGAGTTCTTGATAAGACATTATTCCTATCGTGACGTGGCTCACTGACTGATAAGCTCCTTTTATTGGCGGATCTGCCCCTCCAGTCGGACTTAGACCAGTAGCCATAACATCGCCAGTAGCCCTAATACCACAGTCTATTTGACCGGCTATTACGATATTTGGAGCTATATTAAAAACTGATTCAGGTTGTATTGTCATTATATTAACTTAAGCTTACTTACTGTATTAGATATTTTAGTCAATTTCTTCTCAATATCTTTATTATTTTTTCCAAATCTTGGAGAAATAGTCTTAAAAGTATAAGAAGTGCTAACTTTTGAGTTATTAACTGATACTTTCATGTCTGTTACTTGTTGTACGCCATATAAAGAATCTCCTAACCTCTTAATCCTTGGCGGTCCCTGTATAGTAATACTGCCTTGCTCTTGAGCAAATAAAGCAAAATCATCTATTGCGTTTGCTCGACCCTGTGCCGCTAGATCTAACCCTGTTAGTCCACTCGTTTGGTTTAGTGTGAAGTCTCCAAACTCTCCAAAATTTAATGGTATCAGGAAGTTTTCTGGGACTAACGAATCATCTTGCTCGTATTCTACCTTTCCACGAAATGGTATTACTGATAGACTGGTCATCCAAGGGCCATACATGTACCTAGTTGACCTCTGAGCATAACTGATGGATTTAGGAGCAACGCAAGCTGGATAAGGGTCCATAAGTAGAGTAGCTGGAGAATCCATAGGCTTTAATTTATGCTTCTTTTTTGAGCCTACGAAATATGAAAATGGGGCCTTGTTTGGCTGCACGTTGAATTGCTTACCGTTGCTTAGTATTGGCAAGAATACGCGGCTCGTTGTAACCTTTAAAAAAGGAAAACAAAAATCACCATTATCTGGATAAGACAAATTTGTCAAGTCATCTAACATTTCAAACGCTCGATCTTCAGTTTGCCAGCACCAACCAGCCGGATTTGGTGTTTTAACTCCCGTCGGAGGAGGATTAGACGCCGAAGGTTTGTTTATACCAATAAAATTAAGAATCAGCTTTGCATCTTCTTCATCTACCCCCAGATTAACTAGACTATCAAATCTTCTGTTGAACAGTCTTGTTGCTCCAATTGTCTTAGTCTTATTCCCCGTTGGGTAGTATTGTGTACCAGTGCTTGTTATGTCAGTAAACTTAATCTGACTCCTGTCATACGTACTTGAATAACCATATGGCAAAAACGAATATCCATCATCAATTTTCTCAGGGGCGGCATGTTTTACGCTAACATTACCATACTTTGTAAAAGTTAAACTATCTAGATTATATTCGGAAAAATTATAAACTTGATTGGTTATACCATTTACCGGACTTTGTAAGTCTTGTGAGTATGCGTCATCAAAATACGTTCCAGTATCAGAATAAATAAAATCATTGTCATAATTAACAAAGGGCGAAACTAGACCATTTTGAATAAATTTACTAGACTGTGGAATTTCTCTCTCATAATAAAGATTTGGCTCTACATACCCAGCACTTGATAATTCCCAAGACCTAGTATAGTTACCAACTAGATTATTACCGTCTAGATCAAGACGAGTTTTCAAGTAAGGTACTGGTACATACCAACTTTTACCGTAATGTGTGTCCCCAATGTTTTTAATTATCTCATGAGCTTTTGGTAGGTAAGTTTCACGAAGTTGGATATCAGCTAACCAACAAGGAACCCCTGTGGAAAATAAACCGCTCGGAAATGTAATGCCGGTCCCACTAGGCGCTATAGTATCTTTTGGGATGCCGGATTCGTCAAAGCCAAAATTGTATACATTGTGACTTGTGTCTACAGAGGTAAATGGATTTGTACAGTTTAGAATCTCAGATATCGTTGTATACCCAATGCCACTTTGAGAGTTTAAGATTTTTGTAGCCTCCACCTTGGCGTTGTAGTCTATACCTGAAGGGTTTGAACATCCCGGATAGAAAAATTCTTTAATTTTATTAAACTTTAAAGCCTTGTTTGCCTCAAACCATTGACGCCATTGTTCGTAGCTTGTCATTGCCATTCTTATCTCCCACAATGACGCTGCATACACTCCGTTTCTTAGCACATTATCTATTGACGTATTGCCAAATATTGATTGCATATCAATGAATATAAAATCATCCATATCTCGTGGGTCAAGCAATTGCGTGACGACTGGTATTTTCTTAACAGCCTCTTCATTTAATCCATATTCATCAGTTTCAGTGTCGTTGATAACTCTTGGGTCTATAGCTCTACCTATTAGAGAAATGTCGCCCCAATAATGCCTAATTAGAGATCTTGGAACTTGAACTATTCTACTTTGATAGCCACCAACCACAACCTTCATAGTCACAACATCGGAAGAGCTTAAAGATACGTTAGAGTTTGTTATCTTAATATTGTCCATCTGGCTACTATCGAACAGGCCAGTTGTTGTTGGGAAGTTTCCTCCATTTGCTAAGGACTGGGTTCCAACCTCGATAAAGCCATCAGAGGCCGCGTCTAAGCCTTCGCTATCAAGTGGGTCCATGTACGTGCCACTGTTATCTGCAAAGCCATGGGCGGGCTGTCCGGGCCTTTTACCCGGATGTGAGCCAGTAGCTGAGGTAAACTCAGTCTGGTTTAAGTCTGGAACCTCTAATCCAAGAAGGTTATACGCTATATTGCTAAACGGCCTACTACTATTAAAGAAAGAGTTTTTATCTATGGTTTGGATTCTGATGGTTCCGCCGTACTTACCACCTTCCGTAAACTTGCGTTCATCCAGTCCATCCCAGCTACAGTTAGAGGGCTGAGCCCAATTCTCATCTACCTCACGTAATGTTGGCTCTCCGAACCCTTCAGTTTTATTAATGTCTATGTAGCAAAAGTATTCAAAGTTTGCTTCTTGACACAAGAATGATACTATCTCATTTATTGTACTTACTGGTCCGGGAACTCTAAATTGAGGGCCAAGTTTATCTACGATCTGGTTATAAAAATGAATTGCGTCAAAGTCAAAAAAGTAAGGTATTCCTTCAAATGAAGCATTAATGTTATAATTTTGCCTACCATATAATAAATTACCGCCATGGGTGCTTTGTTGTTGGGAGTCCGATGGCTTAGGCATGTGGTTAACGCCGAGATGTAGAGCCCATATGAGGTTGATCAATGGGATGCCATCTTCATTAACAGAAGAAAACCCAAAATCCCCAAAAAAAGTTGTGCCACTTAATGGGTTTAAAGAAGAACTTGTGTTTCTTGGGACTCTATATAGTAGATCGTCATTTTCTAAAATTCCAAACACATTAATAAGGTTTGATACATTAAACCAATGATATGTACCTGCCTCGTTATCTATTATTACGGAATCATTTTTACTACCAAAATCAATGTTTCCATAGCTAGTAAAGTCTGCATTGCCCTCTTGAGAGCCGCCAAGTCCCGCATAACCATTCATTATGACTTTGGCCGCGTCTAATATTTTAAGAGGACTTGAGATAGTAGCTGAATATGTTTTTGTAGTAGTAGACGCTGCCCTACTAAAGTCACTGACGATACCAATGTATTCAAACAATAGCGTATCATCGTCTTCCCTGACCTCAAATATAAAAGGAGATCCCATAACTGGTATAGAAAGTCTATCGCCATCCGCTTCATCTTCTATTAAGTTAATTGATAGATTGCCAGCTTGAGAACCCCAGTCAGCAGACAGGTTAAAATCAACAACTGTACATCCAAACGCCTTAATTACTTTTAAAGTCTTGCTCTCTATTCCATCTAAAGTTGGCGAATCAGTAGATGTTCCAAATGGTTCTATACTTGACATTTTTTTCCTATTGTGTTAAACTTCTTTTTCGTAGGTCCACTCAATGCTATAAGAGTAACTCCTTGAATATGCGTCCCAAGACTCTGTAGGGGCTGAATGAAAGCATTTACCATTTCTAACTGTAAAGCTTGGGTCATTCACTGGATTAACAGCTTGGAATATATTTTCTAAATCACCGCTTGGTATAGTTATATTACTAGGCTTATCAGTTAATAACCATTTTTGTATATTGCTTTGAGTAGCTCCAGCCCAGTAACCGCCAGAGGCATCGTTGTATGACCAGTTATTCTGAGGTTTCCCCATTGTTACGTTTATGTTTAAAGACCTCTTGTACTCACTTCTTGAGTTAAGATATTGTAATACTGGTTGGTTGCGACCAATAACCGGAGTGGCTGAAAATAATTCTCCCGGATAAGTATCATTAACTGTTATAGTTTCTACTAAAGAGCCTGATACTAAGCTCGGCATTTTATCGTCAAAGCTGTATGTGTAAGCGATGACCCCACCAGCAACATCTCGTGACAAGCTCTTGGAATTAGGTCTTGGATTTAACCAATCAAACTCCCCAAGTGTCTTTGCATAGTAATATGCGGATGGTATCACGTAAGCGGCATCATTAACGCCAACATTAAAGTCATTATTAATTAGAGCGTTAAAGCCACTGGCGTTTAAGAAGTTATTCTTTGTGTTGGCAAACGGGTCTAGTGTGTTAAAACCGCGTATTGTTCCGTTAACTGACACAGAAACTTTTTCAGAGTTATCAGAATCAGTGTCTACATTGATAGTATGAATTACTGGCTCGCCACTATACAAAATATAGGACTCGGTAATGTTATACGTTCCAGCCTCTTTATCAGTTGATTCTGTGATTGAAAAGTCTGCTGCCTTATATCCAGAGGTAGATAATGGAATGTTAAACCTTGAATCTGGAAGTTTACCACTACCCAAACCAAGTGTTGTATACACATAACCACTTGCCTGCTGCCAAGGAGCCAGCCCGCTAACATAGCTACCGTTACTATCATACACTGGTGAGCCACCAACACTAATAGACCTACTAACTTGGTACAATTTACTAGTAGACTCTAATGCCGCATTAACACCCTCTCCATTAAAGTTTACATTTAGCTCATCTAGCTCGGCTATATCGAACGTCTCAGAGATGCTTGACACATGATATTCCGGAGTGAATTCATTACTATTATCAGAAAAATCACCATTTGAACTTTCTAGAAAATTTGATGTACGTAGTGATATAGTGTATGACTGTGGATTAACACCCCGTCCGTCAGATCCAAAACTTACATCATCTACAAAAGCAGCAAACCTTAAGCCGGATGTTGTTTCTCCCCAGTTTGTAATGTTAACCATTATGGGTTGGGACACGCCACTGACGGAATTATTGGAAAACAAAGATCTAATCTTCTCTTCTTTTCTCAGTGTTGCCGCAAGTAGGTTGTCTGGATCATAACCGAAGTTTGGTTCATCGGAAGAGCTAGACCCGGCGGTTGATGGCTTTGTCCACGAGTCTTGACTAAGCAGAGCTGCGTCACCACTAAAATAGGGGTTACCCAAGTGTGGAACTAGTGTACCTTCTAATGTTGCAGAGTATTCAGCACCAAACCCAGCACGCCCAACATTATTAAACGTAGTTCTGCTAAATGATAAAAGTGGTGATGGAACCAAATAAAAGTCAGTTCCTTCTTTTGTTATTATTACTGGCATGACTTATCCCATTTTATATTTATTATACTGAAGCGTTTGCTGCGTTAAAGTTTTTAGAGATATTTTGTGCTAACTCTTGTGAATTTGTGGTCGGGTCTGTATTTTGCGCAATTTCCGTCATGCTAGCTCCAAGGAATCCAATTACGGCGTTCCTTACAGCATCCGTCGCTATAGCCTCTATTTTTTGAAGCGAATTACCATCAATTTCAACTGGTTTTACCGTGACGTCTCCCATTTGAATCTGAGTTGGGGCTTGAGGCGCTAACCCCATACTACCACCACCACTGAATGGTTGTCTTTGTAGGCTACGTCTTCTACTTAATTGTTCATTTTCTATAAGTTCTCTTCTTTTGTATTCATTATCAGCTATAGAGCTAACAAGAGCAGCGCGCTGAGGCTGCTCCTCCTTTATTTCTTTTCTGTACCTATTCTGCAACGATTGACCGATAACATTACCGGCGTTCATCATTCTTACCTTTTCCCTTTTTTCTTCTAAAGCTTTCTTATCTTCCGCTATTTGTTTATTTAACTTATCCAGCTCCTTCTGACGATTAGCCTCTAATTCCTTTTTCTTTGCTACTTGCTTCTCATCTGGCGTTATCACCTCATTAGTACCCCTGATTTTTTCCAAATCCTGCGTAGTTGTAACCTTCTTTTCGAATAGTGGCGCTACAGCATTTGCGAATTCTGCAACCGCACCGCTAAACAACTCAATGTCACTTCTTTGCGAATCTACAATGGCCTTTTCACCAGCGTTAATAGCCTTTTGACTTTTCTCAATTTCATCATACGTGGAATTGATAACTTCTTTTATTCTATCTTCTACAGGCACAGCTTTTTTAGCGGCGGCGTCTGCAAACTTTTTAAACTCACTAGGTTTAATAAGTCCACCTCTAACAGCTTCTTGAGCGGCGAAATTACCCTTAACCTGAGCTGCTGTTTTGCCACCTAATATATCTAGCTGCCCAGCCCCAGCAAACCTATCCAAGAAAGAACCAACGGCACCTCTTTGGTCTCCTGTTAAACCCTGAAGACCACCCTGACTTATTGCAGACTTCGCTAAAGCCGATTGTTCGAAAAGGTCAGATCTTTGTTTATCTGTTCCAAACCCAAACTCTAAAATAAGGTCTCCAACAGCGTCGTTCAATGCCTGAATTTGATTACGTCTCGCGTTAGCCTCTTCAATCTGTAGAGCGAGCGACTCTTTTCTTAGACCAATGTCAGTGTTAAGAACTTGGTTAATCTGTTTAATATTCTGTATAGACTCTTTTCTAGCCTTATTTTCCGCCACTCGATCTGTCACGTCTTGTTCCACGTCTGTAGCTTCTTGATCAAGCTGTTTTAACCTATCGCGACTAAGAAGATCTGCATCTGCCGAAGCTAAACGATTACGCTGTTTTTCTGCCCCCTCCCGAACGCCAGACGAACCACGATCAGAAGCTGGAAATAAAAGACCCGAAGGCTGGTCTGCTAATTTTAGATTTCTACTACTACGACTTGCTATACTGGATCTCCTTGCAGATCTTAAAGCTCCTGAATCTAACCCTGCTGATTGGAGGGCGTTAATTCTATCCTCTGACAACTGACCTATGGACTCATTAGCTCGTTTGGCCTGATCAAACAACCTTTGCGCTTGATCAAGCTCTAAATCGGCTAATTTACCCTTCATTGTTCCAAGCTCAGCCGCCGCTTTAGCTTGCTGACCGAGTTGGTCTTGAACGGCTTTAACAGCTTGTGCAGATAACTTTGTTCCGCCATTTTCAAATATTTTAGATAGCTGCTCCGCTGAAACTTCTCCAGCTTCAAAGGCTTTAGAGACCTCAAGAACAATACCCTTAATTTGTCCCTCTAACTCTGCTGGTATCGATCCTCCAAATACATTATCTTTTAGAAAATCTTCAGTTATATCGCGTCTTTGCCTATTAGCGGTTGCAGTATCAATCACACCACTTTTCTTTTCTGCCTCTACGGTTAAAATGTTCTGATTTGCTGCGTCTAAGGCTTTAGATAAACTTTTGCCATTAGTTGTTATGTCTTTAGTCACTGCGTCAGCAGCTTTTTGTAGTAAAGCGCCACGCTTAACTTGCTTTCCAGCCTCTGGACCAAGGAAGGTCTCAGCTTGCTGTCTCAAGCTTCCTAATTGACCTTTGCTGCTAACATCCTTTAGTGAGCCCGACAATTTATCGGTGCCAAAACGCCTTCTCAACACACCAGTTCCAGAAGTAGCTCCAAGCGGAGTAGATGCCAACTCTCGTGCTAAATCAAGGTTTGCCACTTTACTGTCTAAGTCATTAAGTTCTGCTGTGAGAAGTCTAAGAGATTTAGCTGCATCACGATATGCCGCGTTAATAATTAATTGCTCTTCGCGTAGAGCCCTTGCAGCTCCTTTTGCGGCTAGTGACGCTTTAGCTGCCGCAATCCGCTCCTTAGTAAGCTTTTCCTCACTCTCAAGAGCCTTGACGTTTGCACCCTCTATAGCCTCAGCATTACCAAACCAATCATCAGCAGCTTCGGTTCTACGATCTTGTGCCTCCTTTAATTTTTTCTGGGTTTCCTCCAGCCTTTCATTGGCCTTTGCTATATCTTCTGAGCTTCGTAGTAAACCAAGATTTTTTATAGAGCTACCAAATTTTTTGTCAACAGCCGCCGCCGCTTCTTCAGCGCTTGCCCCGGCTATTATCATCTTAGCTTCAAACGCATCAATCGCTGGGGACACAGAGTTAACTGCTTTTATCATATTGTCTGCAAATCGCTCAAAAGCTTTGGATGCTGTTGTTGCGCTGGCAGCTACAACCTTACTTGATGATCCAAGGTTCGTAATTGCGCCGGTTGCTGCACCTAGAACAACCCCAAGTCCGCCACCGATAAGAGCGCCTAACGGACCCCCTAAAAAAGTACCAATGGTCGCTCCAGTCGCCGCGCCTGCCACTCCGCCTCTGGCTGCTCCGACCCCAAGGTCTCTACCAGTACTTCCACGATTAGCAGATCTTGCCCCTCCAAGAACATTTTCACCTCTTAATTTTTCATCCTTAGCGGCTGAGGCTATAATTGCTACCTGCTCATTAATAGCAGATGAGTCTCCAACAGCAACGGCTTTATTTAGATTCTTAAATGATTCAGAGAAAACTTTATCATTTTTTACAAAAGTGGCTTCTAGCTCAGCTGAAGCCTTGATTACGCCGCTAAGCCCACTAACCCAAGCGGCAAAAGTATTCGCTCCGAAAAAATTCAAAAAACCTCCAATAATCGGAATGGAATTATTTAACTCTTGCCCGAACGCTTTAACAGCAGCAGCTCCAGCTTCTTCTGCATTACCACTCTTAATCGCAGCGTCTCTAGTTTTAGAAGCGTCCCCCTGAACCGCAGCTAAAAGAGATCCGCCAATATCAAGAGCCGCTAACACCCCAAGACCCTTAGCTAGCTTAGCTCCGTTTTTAGCTATACTTGATCCAAGTTTTCGAACGACACCGCCAAGCTTTTTCGCCGGACCTCCAAGACCAACTTTTTTAGCAAGATCCTGTATATTACCACCTCTAAGATTAGCGCCAAGACGCTTAATTTGTGCCGAATAAGAGATTAAAGCAGCCGCAGTAGAAAGCAATAAAATGGAGTTCTTCTTCTGAGCGGCTGAAACGCTGTTCATTTCCAAACCAAAAGATTCTAATATTCCTCCGACAGCTGACAGACCAAAGCCAAACGTAAGAACGGATGATCCACTTAAAGAAAAACCCTTTTTTAACTTTGTAGTCTCTTTTGTTAGCTCCTTTTGGGCTTTAGCCTGCTTTTGCCCTGATTTGCTCATTCCACCTATTACGTCTCGCCCGGCAAGTTTACTAGGCTTGGCAGATATAAATTCTTCTCGCGAGGGAACGCCATCGAATCGACGAGATGATATGTTTCTACCTTGTTTGTTTGCAAGCATCTGCTGGTCTAACGGAGAATATCGTCTTTTCAGACGGTCCTTATACGCGGTGCCTCTCTTTTTACTTTCTATTTTTTGGCTTTTAACCAACTCCCTTAACGCTTTAGTGTTCTCCTTAGCTTCTTTCGATTGATCTTCTACCACCTTAACATCTAAAGTGCCGTCTGATTTTACAGGTATGACTAAACTACCGCTGGAAGTGCCGCCACCGACTCGCCCACTAGCCGGGTTCGAACCATTTCGCTGTGAAAACTTCTGCCTACTAACATGTCCACCCTTAGCATACTTGTTAATCTCACCAAGCTTACCATAACCAAAAGCTTGAGCTGATTTTCTATTGATTACAAACTCACCGGGTGTTAAAAGAGCTGGAACCGTATCAGTTCCTACAGGTCCACCCTTAGCAAATTTTGGTATGTTAGCCTTTCCGAATTTAAGAGATTTGCCTTCAGCTTTTTCTTTTACGACGGCTGCTATTTGGGATGGGTTGTCTGGATAATATACTGTTACATTTTTACCTTCTTTATATTGACCAGATCCAACTAATTTTGCTAGCATTGTCTCGTTGTTGTTACCCTTGCGAAAAACAGCTTTGTTTTCAACATCCTGATCTCTATAAGTTACCCCCTCTTTTAAGAACTTTGCATCGCCCGGTTTTCTGGGGTAATCAAGGTAAGCGTTGGACTTTGAGTTTAGCTGTGTGTTAAAAGCGTAAGCGATGCCATCTTCAAACAATTGCCAAGGTAAGTTTTTGGGTTTTTTTCTCTTAGATGCTATCATCCCGGCTAAAACACGATTATGTGTTCTAACGTTTATCTTTTTAGCTATTACATTTGCGGTATATTTTTCATCATCTTTAACATTTTCTAACCCCTTATATGTGGACCTCAACTGTCCGCCAGTAAGAGAAACCTTACCACCTAAGCCATACTTGTTTATATTTTCTAAATTCTGAGTCCCATAAGCTTGTACGGCACTTTTTCTAATGACAAACTCTCCCGGCTCAAGCATTGCAGGAACGGTATCTCCATTACCACTTCCGGGTACTGGCCCTCCTCTATTAAAGCCCTGTGCTTGATTTTTAACCCCTTGAAATTTATTAAAAGCCGCACTTGCTACCTTAAAACCCTTAAACGCACCAATGGTGGCGAATATAGGAATTAGTGGTTTTAAAGCTCTCGTAAGATCAATAGCAGCCCTTGCTGTTTCAATAAAAAGAGTGGCTATAAGTTTAAACCCAGCAGTTTGCGTGATTTCGAATATTAAAGCTCTAAAATCAGCAGTCAATTGAGCTATTTGAAAAGATAGAGATTTCTTAGCCTTGGCTACATCGTCTTCACTTTCCGCCTCAGCCGCATTTGCTACAGCGAGCGCATCTTGAGCGTCAGAGAACTTAGTCAACAACGGAATAACTTTAGATAGCTGTCTAATACCACCAACCTGCTCAGCAACCTCAGCAAACTTAATACTACCCGCTCTAATTCCAAGCTCGTTTAGACCTCGACTAATTCTCTCTATCGCAGCATAGCCGCCAACAAAATTACCCTGAGCGTCAGCAAGCTCAATATTTAATTCTTTAAAGTAATCAATGGTCTTGGGCCTCTGCAATCTACCAAAGATTGTTCTAAAGGCTGTTGCGATAGTCTCGCCAGATTCACGAGACGTAGCCCTAACAGAGGTGAACAGGGCGATCAGCTCATTGATATCTCCACCGGCAGCACTAAATGCTCCACCAGTCCTTTTAATAGCTTCTACGATGTCTCCAGATTCAACAGCGAATCTTTTCGAAACGGCGTTGATAGCCTCCAAACCCTTAGCGGCGTCAACGGTAGATAGATTAAAAGAGTTCATTAAGGCGATCAAACCCTCAGTGGTGTCTTTTAAGCTGTCAAAACTAGCTAGTAGCTCTGTTCTAGCTAGTGTTTTAGCTCCATCCGCAGCTTGTCTAAAACTAAGGCCAGTCTGAGCCAACAACCTAGTTAGCTCACCGACTTTATTCGTTGCTAAGCCATACTCCCTAGATATATCCGTAATGATTCTGGCATTTTTGATAATCTCAGCGTTGCTCTTCCTAGTAGTCTGAGCAATCTTAATAAGTTCTTTTTCAAACCTAATAGCCTCATTTGTAGCCCCTGCAAAAGCAGAGGTTAGCCTAATGATTACACCACTCACTAACGCATAGCTTAAATAGCTAGTACCTTGCGCGCCTATTCTGTCGCCAAAGTTTTTAACCTTTTTGCCAGCGTCGTCCGCAGCTTTGCCGATATTCTTAATGTCCTTTATAGCTTTTTTTGAAGCTCTATCGTTATAGTTAAACGAAATGCTAGAAAAGGATCGTTGTATCTCGGCGTTTACTTTTCTTTTATTTGCGGCAGTCGGAGCTTGTAGCTTCGTCTGGAGTGTGTAATTATATGCCATATCTTACCTCATTAAGTAACGGGCGACTCGTCTGGTTTTTTACGTCTAGCTTTAGTAGGCTTTTTTACCGGCTCGTCTTCTAAGGCTAAGTCATCTACAAACTCCAAACCATCTAGACTGTCGTCTTCGATAACAGGGTTGTTGTTGATGTCAATCCTGACTCCTTCCTCATTAATTCTAGCACCTTCTGAATCTATCAGGTTACCATCTTCGTCAACTCGCCTTTTTTTGCGGTCTACTAGAAACCCTTTGTCGTCAAGGAGGTTGAGCTTTTTCAATAGTTTGTTCTCAAGAAAAGTGCTGGCAAAATCCTCTTCTAACTCGTAAAAGAAGCTTGCAAATTTACTAGCACAGGTTTCTGCCAATTTGGAATCAGCTTGACTCTCGTAATCCTCAACAGATGAAAATACTAGCTTTTGAGTCTTATAGTCAAACACAGAGGCTGAGACAAAATAATTAAACTGAGCGTTGTCTGCTAACCCCTCAGCTGTAACGGGGTCCATAGAGTCACGGACAGATGCCAAAGAAGTTGTTTGAGCGCGTAGCCTTTTCAACTCCAAGGCTTTTTGCTTTAGCTCAGAAGCGGTTTTATACTTTCCGCTTTTAATCTTATATTCAAGATCTGCACTTTTTTTAATAAGTGATAGATACTCATCCTGCTTCGCATCGTCCCACAGCCCCTGTTTTCGCATGTGGTCATCAAGGCTCTTTTTTAAGATAGCGCCTTCTTCGATGGCTTTTTTAAAAGCTTTGGTGTAAACTTTTCTACCGTAGGATAAACTTTCCGCGCTAATTGACTTAACTACGTACTCTACACCTTCAAATTCAAATCTAAGTTCTTGTTTTTTATTTTTCATATTTCCTTATTCCTTATTGTGTTTTTTAATTTGCCCTAGTTTATCTATTTTTTGTACGGGTATGTTATAGTGATACTTATTCCAAGTGACGTCATAGTTCTCTATATCTAATTCCGCATTTTTTATCTGCACATTGCCTTTGTCCAAAATCTCAGACCTAAGCTCTTCATAAACCTCTTTAATCGCAGCTTGTTCTGGAGTTTGGACATCCTCGTTGTGCCCCCAAAAAGATCCAAAAAACTTTTCTATGCTGGCTAATGAACCAATCATGGTAGTTTCTATTTTCTTTTTGACGTCTTTCTTTAATCTGAGTTTTGATCTTTGTTCTAAGATCATTCTCTTATCCATCATCTACCTCTTTCTTTTGCTTGTCTTAAACCTTCCATCTGTATTTCTTGCTTAACGTGGTTGAGTTCCGACTCCTTAAATGAACCTCCTTTTTTGAACTGTTGTTTTTTAGATTTTAAAACTGATTTTCCATATCCGTCATTGAGGGCTAAAACGTTTTCTGAATCTCTTTTTGTTTTAACTGGTATAAACACCTCGCCAGCATCAGACATTTTATCTGATAAGAGCTTCTCACCCTCTTGCTTTTTCTCTTCTTCTATTCGCTTCCTATCTTGATGAATAAACCAACCATCTATCGCTGTATTATCTTCAATTATTTCACTAGACGGTCTATCCATAGATTCATAAACGCTGTCATAATATCTAGACCAAGAGATTAGTGAGAGTTGTTCATTAGTCAGTTCACAAGCTTTGTTCTTAAATATGCCTATGTCTTTTGCCGACCAAATATTCCTCCAACTACCTTGTTTAGATAAATTCCTTATGTCAGAATCTTTTGCTGAGCATTGCAAACTTTTATTTACAATGTTCAGTAAACTTATCTTGTCAGTAGCCGGTGTGCCATCTATTAAAAAGGAGGATCTTTCTATTAGAAAACACATCCTGCTATAATCCCTGACATACTCACAAGTCTTGTCAAAAAACTCATATTTCTTCATAAAAAGTTGGTTGACCTTTTCCTCTAAGTTGTCAATCGCCTTCTTTATATATTCCCTAGCGTCTGTCTTAAAAAAATTCATGTAATAATCTAGCTTCATCTGCTCTAGATTTTTATTCATAAGCTCAAGCGATTCTTCTTCTTCTTTTGTCCACCAACCCTCTTTCAGGAGCATACTATCAACATCTGATTGAGTTAATGAGCAGTCTAATAAAGATTCCTCATACATTTCTTGAGCGTAAAAATCCGCGAGAGTCTTGTCTTCTACCGTCGCAGGCTTTACTTGAACACACATTCCTCTTAAATTAAAGACAATAACACCAGAAAGTAACCTATTAATTAAAGGTGTACTATCCATAAAAATCCTAAATTTACATTAAAAGAAGTCTGCCCAGTAAGTAGCTCCGCTAAGTCCAGCTGGTTGACCAAGGATTGGATCTCCAGAGTGAAGAACAACAAAGTCATTAGAGTTGGTCATTGAGTAAGCAACTGTGGCGTTTCCTCCGCCAGCATCTCCTCCACCATAAGTCACACTAGTAACCTTATTTTTATCGCCAAAACATAGAACAGTAGAGTCGTCGCATACAATCTGAATTGAGTGATCCGACAAGTTACGGCTTTCTTCAGCCGCGTTGATGTTGTCTCCACCAATAGCGGTCGTTTCAAGATCAACAGTAACATCTACTGGGAAGTTTACGTATCTGTAGTATGGGCCTCTTTTACCAAGCTGGTTAATAGATTCACGACCAAGGTCAATACTGCAAGAAAGTGAGCTTAGATACAACGTTCCACCATCAGGAATGTAAGAGCAGTTACTACTAATACCTGTTCCCCCTGCACCTTCGATGCCTATCGCTCCGGGGGTAGCACCTTCGATAAAGTCTGGAACGACAGTTCTAAAAACTGTGCCGCCATCAAAAGTCAAGCCAGCAGAACCAACAACGACATTTTCTCGACCTAAAACGCTACTGTTAATACCTAGTGGTGCATCTTGACCAAATAAGTCCGTATCAAAAACTGAGTTGATCAGTCCGTTTGCTCCAACAAGCAGGTTGTCGCCATTAGTATCTGCCGTTAGCCACGTCTTATCATTACCAACAAAAGTTGCAGATTCTGTGAAGCTTCCATCTGTGGATAGACTGTAAGAAATCGAGCTAACATACATACCAGAGCAATAAAGTTCTGCAACACCAGAGTTTGTTCCGCCAGTTTGGATTGAATCTTCAGTGTCAAAACCAATAGCAGCTCTTACATCGGCGCGAGCGTTTGATCGTCCAGAAAGGGTTGGGTTTGTTGCGCTTGATGTACCAAGGTGGTAAAGCAATGGATAGCCATCGAGCAATCGCTCAAAAGTAACTTCAATCTCTGGAATTTCTTCGCGGTTTTCATATAGAGATAGTTGGCCAAGCTCAAAAATCTGCTCAAGGTTAAAGTTGGTCGTGACCCCCATAGACTGTAATCCGTGAACTACAGCCACTTTATTGGTAACGTCAGACATTGTACCGCCACGAGCGGTGTAGGGGTCTATTACATCAGTTGCGCCAATATCGCCAACGGCGACACCTTGCGTAGCGTAAAATACGCGCTTATTGTTGTTTGTTGCAAAATTTGCCATTATGGATCTCCATAGAATATTTTAAAAAAAGCTTTTTCTAATTAATTATACGCCAAATATTATGGTTTCGGCTGTAAATTTAACAGTTCCTACATGAATATCCGAACTTATCGAATATACAGAGTCAATATTAAGGTCTATTAATCTAATTTCAGTACCTTGATATGTATTTATTAGTTCTGGATATAGCATAGCTCCTGAGTTTGGAACCCCTCTATAATCAAGTGGGAACGCTCCGCTACTAGAAACCTCGTTTAGGTTAAAAGTTCTCATATTGTGAAGATTTTGTAAGGATACGATGTCTGTTAATGTGTCGCGTGTGTATCCATCTTCAGCAATGCAATGGAAGTAAAAATCTGTTTTAAATATTTGTCCGCCACCTAATTGGTAGGGGGTTCCCCTTCGACTGCCGCCAGTTTCTATTCCAATTGCTGGAATTTGGTAGCGATTATCTGATAGTATGGCATAATCCCCACTGCCACTATTAAAGTTAGGATTTTCTGAGCGTTCAGAGTTCTTCTGTAGTTCTTGAAACCAATTCAGGCCATCAACTTTTACTACATTTATATGCTTATAACTATACTCACATTCTACATCAGATGAGGTAGATATAGGAGAGTCAAAAATAACCCGACCTAAAGGATGGTTTATATGATGTGCGTATTCTCCAACTCCACTAGATGGATAAAAGGTAGAGTCTACATAAACGCCAGAAACTCCGGGGTTTGCATCGTCTGTGCTTGTCAAAGCCCCAATCCCACTCTGCCAAACCCAATTAGATTTAAACCCCTCCCAAACCTGACCGTAACTATATCTAGGATCATCAACGACTCTTAGCGAATGCTCAGAGCCACCATAGTAACCAGTAGTTGGAATCTCTATGTTTGAAAAGTTACCTTTTTCTAGAAGACCATAGTCAAAATATTGTACGAGGTTTTCTCTTATATGGTTGGTAAGAGTCGCATACCCTAGATTAGAAAATCCTTTTAAAAATGCCATTATGTTAGAGCCTCTATGAATGTTTTAAATACTTCATCTCTTATTTCAGGTATAATAGGATCTAAAGCTCGTGTGACAAAATTATCATTTTCCGTTCCAGCAAAGCCGGGTTCCACTCTAAATCCAGATCTACCCCTTTGCATAACTGACTCGTTACTCCTACTTGTTCCGGATATTCCTTCAAAAACATAGAAATCGCCGATAACAACTGTCGTTCCTCTGGTAAGCAACCAAGTTAGCCAAGTCACATCTCCACCACCATATTTTCCAGAGCTTATATAATTACCTGCTGGAAGTTGTGATAACTTATCCATCCCCAAAGGAAGTAGATCTAAACTAAAAATAGCAATATTGGCTCCTTTATATGAATACTTTATGCTAACTTTAATATTGTCTATCACATGAGATATAATGCTATTTACAGCAATCTGAGCTGCTGGATATGTGAGTCCAAAATCAGATCTTAGCTTGCCGTTAAGTATGGACTGTGTTGTGCCGGAAGAAAAAAGATGTTGCCTAATTTTTTCCCTAACGGCAGTGGTCACTCTAGATTCCACCTGTTTATAAGTGGCTGTAGCTCTCTTATTTATATAATCACGAACAGATCTATCCAATTCCCCAAAACCATCAACGGCTGTAAAGCTAATGCTACCCTTACCCATTAGGCCCTCTTCCAATAAGATATTAAGTACCCCTTGTCTAAGCCATGAATTGTTGGCTCTGCGGCTTTTTCAAATTTCCAAGCAGCATGATCTGTTTTATCAGTTTGAATCAATAAAAAGGCAGCTTTCCTTATTTTAGCCAATTCAGAATATTTTCCGATAGCCATAACTGACCCGTCTGGCATATGGATGTTACCAAACTTTTTAAAGTCTTTCTCATCCCAATAAATCCTAAGTGTAATATCTTCAGTCGTTTCTACCGTCTTAAACTTTTTATTACCCCTGCCAAAACCAGATGAAGGATTTGTCTTCTGAAGGTCAAACACTTTCTTCTGTTTAAAGTCAGGGACTGAATAGTCCATTAACTCTATTTTGTCAGTATAAACAAGCTTACACTGCGTGCCAAAGCCAGTAAGCGCCAGCATTTGATCTGCCAACTCGGCATACTTAGTAAAAAGACCTGAAGGTATACAGTCCATTACTATACAACCTCACTAGAATAAATTTCTCTAGCTTCACTTTGCTCCTTGAGTTCCCAACCATCAAGCTGTAGGTTAGAAGCAATATCTAGATTCATTTTATCGCCCAAGTTGCCAACTAAATATTTAGTTGTTCCAAGGTCGTCAAACTCTTTAACAGAAAAGTTGTTACTATCGGCCCACTCCTGAAAAGTCTTTTGATATGTATTATCATTTTCATCAGTGCCTGTGGAACCAACCCAATATGCTGGTAAAGTAGTGGAGGGGTCTTCTGTTGCGACATACCAAGGATACTTCTCAACGCTAAGAATCCAGTCTACATCATTGACGACCAAGATGGTGTTTAGATTAATAAGAGACAAGAACAGCTCTTTATCTTGAGGTACATATTCAAAATTTTTACCTTTAAAGGTTGGATCTAGGGCTGACAATGTTTTTACCAATCCGTTTAACGGGTGGGTGTCGTCAGCCAGTGTTGTTAAGTAATACTGTGTTAGTCCTGTAATTTTCATAATTTTGCTCTCTAATAGTTTAAGTTAAAAGTCTTCAGGTTGTAACTGGGAACGTGAATTTAACTAAGTCGTAAACTTTGTTTCCGGTTGTCGATACGCTGAACGGTTGCTCTACCGTGTCTCCGGCTTGATAGCTTACGTCGGTTAGACGGTTGTAAACTACGTCGGTATCGGTTCCGTGATTGACATTCGAGGATAGGTCAAGCGAACAACCAAGGAGTGGCATATCAACCCATTCTGCACCGTTGTTGTTTGCTGCAAATCCGCGTGCTGATATTTCGGAGAATGAGGTTAGTGTGTTCGCCGCACCAAGTCTTAATTTAACATTTTGCGAAACAGAAGGAGCGTCGTTGACTCCTGAAACATTGTCGCCATCAATCCCGACCGTGATTGTTCCGCCAACTCCGCCTGTGTAGCTGAACTCCGAAAGGTATTCAATATTCTCGGTAAATTCTGCGGTTGTGAAATCGTAACTCCCGTTAATAATCGCCCTGTTTTTCAGATTATTTGATTGCAAAGCATAAGCCCCGCTTGACACTGACGTAAACAGATAACCCGTTCCTATATTCGCCTGCGTAATTCTCATCGCCAAATCAAACGCATTGGCCCAATTGAAGTTATTTGCGGCGTCCAAGTAGCTTGTCGCACCATTGAAGCTCGCATCAATCCACCGCTGCTCTAGCCACTGGTT